CTAGATGGGAGGTAGAACTTGTCAAACTTGACATCTGACGAACTCCACCATGCCGGGCGTAAAGGTATGAAGTGGGGTATGAATATTTTCGGGCGACGTCAGCCGAAAGGTGGTGTCCGTGGTAAACGCGGCGCTAAGCCGGAACAGCAAAACGTCAAAATGCCCAAGAAACCTCGTCGGTCTGTAGATGAGCGATTAAGGGAAGCTGAGTTTCGAGATGCTTATCGGACTCGTGATAATATGTCAACCAAGGCATTGAAATCCAAAATCGCTAGACTAGAGGCTGAGCAGAGGTTTAAACAATTAGTAGAGGCCCCCGAGAAAGCTCGGTTAGAAGCCCTACAGAAAAAGAAACAAGCTCGTCTTGCTTTTATTGGAAAGGTAGGTTCCGCAGCTTTAGACGTGTATTCGAAAGCACCTTCAAGTATTGCTGGACGTAATCTATCTGGACAAGCAGCTAAAGATGCTATCGAAGCGTTTAAGAAAAGGCAAGAATGGGCTAAAGCGTTTAAGGATGTACCAACAACTATGACTAAATTTACACAGTCAATTAACGTGGGCGGCGTCGATGTATATATCCCAGAAACTATTCAGAACCGATTTATGATCCAGCATTCTGGTCGTAAAGGTATGAAATGGGGTAGGCATATCTTCGGTGACCCTAATAAACGGGCATTTAATAAAGCTGTCCGTGGAACACGCCGTGTTGTAAAGGCTTTTGATAAGCTACAGAAGAATGGTAGATTACGAGATAATAATATCTTGGCTGAAAGCGAATCTATCAACTCTGTTATGACAAAGGGTGGTGTAAAATATAACCCTAAAATTCATAATTCGGCAGCTATGCGAGATATTAAGACTATTATTAGAAATAATAAGATTCTTAAAGATCGTACTCTTGGTACGGACAAGGATTCTATGGCTATCGAAAAAGCAGCAAATGTTCTAAACTATGGATCGAAGGGTAATAAGACTTCTTTAAATAAGCTTACTTCTAATACAACAGATAGCAAGAGTGGCCTTAAAAGAGAAAGCCGCCGTCTATTTAAGGAAGTTAATTCTCTAAATAAGGCTCATAAAAAAGGTCGTATTTCAGATGCCGATTATTTGAAGCAATTGAAAGAGACTGAGTCAAGGCAGCAGAAAAATTCCAAGCTTCGAGGATATGACACCGTTTCATATTCTGGTAAAAGTATGGATCCTGCTCGTCGAGCTAAGTATAATAAGGATGGTAAGATTAGTAGAGCACTTGCTACAACCGGTTTGGTTGGCCCAAGTGGCGGAACTGCCTTCGCTATATCTAGACAAGTTGCTATCAATAATATATTACAACCGGCTGCAGATAATGCTGTATTAGGAGCTATCGCAAAAGGCGCGTCCTTTGCTGGGGTTCAAAATGCAGCAAATGCTGCGGTAAATGCCGCTTTACCTTCAGCTCTATCAACTATAGGTGGGGCAACTACAGGTGTCTCACTTGGGATTTATGGTAAACGAAAATATGACGAATATAATTCACAACAGGGTGCCGGTAAACGGTTATTTAAATCATCCGCACCATCTCGTTACCGTAAAGATAAGATCGATCCAAATGTTCGTAAATCGATCATCTCTACTATAAATAATCATGAACATACCTCTTATACAGTTAAGGATTCAAGCGGAAAAGAGACCATGTCTTCTAATATTAAACGATATAGTAAACCGTCTTGGGATTTTAGCGGAAGCGGTCCCGCCTTTTCTGATGGTATTGTTTCAAACAAATGGAAGAAGGGTGCGATTAATCATTTTGGAGTAAATATGGGTGAAATTATTAACGGGATCTACCTTCCATCTAATGAAGATATCCTTCAACATTATGGAAAAAAGGGTATGAAATGGAAGAAGAAGGGCGAGGGTGCTCAGGGTGTTGGTATGGCCGAAGCTCGTGCAAAACAAGACAGCAAGTCTTATAATTACAACCTTAAGATGCGAGAAGAGGCTATAAAAAATGCTATCAAACGCGGCGCATCTGGTAAAGAAATTCGCAGATTACAAGCCTTGCAAAAAGACGACCAACGTAAAGTTGATATGAACAACAGACATAAAGCCGCACTGAAGAAGGGAGATAGAAACCGTTCTTCTTATAGTCGGACTGTCGAAGAAGTCGATGCTTCAAATGGCAACAAGCCTAAGTTTAAGAAGTATAAATATTAATCTATAATTTCTAAACAAAAGGAGTCTAACAAGTGGTATTAAGCAATACCGCGGTTCCTGTCGAGTACGGTAGATTTCGAGACGCTGTACTGCGTGGAGAGATTCCTGTATGTCGTGAAATCTCGATGCAAATGAACCGTATCGACGCGGATATCGCTAATCCAAACTATTACTACGACCCAGATGCCATACAAGGATTTATTGACTTCTGTGAGAACGAGATGACCTTGGTGGACGGTCGACCTCTAACTCTACTTCCAACATTTAGATTATGGGCTGAGGATTTATTGGCGTGGTTTGAACTTAAAGAAGAGAAGGTTTATGACCCTCAAACCGGAAAATTCAAAATGATTAGACATAAGCGCAGACTTCGGAATAAGCAATATCTTATTGTGGCCCGGGGTAATGCTAAGTCTTTATATGCCACACTCCATCACGCCTTTGGTTTAGTAATGGACACCAACTCGACACAACAAGTTACGACAGCCCCTACTATGGCACAAGCAGAGGAAGTATTATACCCTTTTGCAACTGCTATAACTAGGGCAGGAAGTTCCAACGAAGGATTCCCTTTATTTCGTGTACTCACTCGTGGGCGAAATAAGGCTAGGACGCAGAAGTCCCAGTCCCAGCTGGCTGTGACTAAGGATGGTATTGTTAATCGTCTTACGAACTCTATCTTGGAAGTTAAACCAATGACGGTTAAGAAACTTCAAGGTTCTCGTGCCAAATACGCAACAGTCGATGAATGGCTGTCCGGCGATATCAAAGAAGATGTTATTGGTGCCCTTGAGCAATCGGCTTCTAAAGATGGTATTGACGATTACCTTATCTTAGCAGTATCCTCAGAGGGTACGGTTCGTGACTCGGTTGGTGACTCAATTAAGCGTGAGCTCCTAGCTATCTTGCGTGGTGAATACGAAGACCCACATACTTCTATATGGTATTACCGTCTAGACGATGTGGCTGAAGTTGGGAATCCGGATATGTGGATGAAGGCTTGTCCTAATATTGGTATCACCGTTTCTTATGAAGCCTATCAACGTGATGTAAGACGTGCAGAATACTCCCCAGCAAACCGGAACGATATCTTAGCTAAAAGATTTGGTATCCCGGTTGAAGGTACAACCTACTTCTTTACATTTGAAGAAACTGAACTTCATCGAAGACAGAACTTCAGGCGTATGGAAGTATCGATGGGTATGGACGCCTCTCAAGGTGATGACTTCTGGGCATTTACGTGGCTGGTTCCGTTGGGACGAGGTCGATATGGTGTTCAAACAAGGTCTTATGTATCTGAGGTTAAATATCTACGTCTAAATTCGGCAACGCAAGCTAAGTATGACCAGCTCGTAGCTGAGGGTACTCTAATAATCATGCCGGGTAACTATCTCGATTGGGAAATGGTCTACGACGATGTAGAACGTTATATCGAAGAGATGGAATGGACTATCGTATCGTTTGGTTATGACCCATATAACGCGGCTGAATTCATTGACCGCTGGACTATGGAGAATGGCGATGTCGGTGTAGAAGTGGTACGACAAGGTGTTAGAACTGAGTCTGTACCTTTAGGTGAGATTAAAAATATGGCTACTTCTCGAGACCTCATATTCTTCGAGGAACTCATGAAGTATGCTATGGGTAACGCTGTTGTTATCCAAGACAACAATGGTAACTATAAGCTATCTAAGATGCGTAGCGATGAGAAAATCGATAACGTCGCCGCATTAATGGATGCTTGGGTTGCCTATAAACGAAATAAGGAGGCATTCTTGTAGGATGGTAAATAACCCTCTAGGGTCATGGAACGCATTCATGTCAACCAACAATGGTATTGATTATGACCCTGACTTGGTTTCCGGCTCAGGTATTGGCCGGCCATCAGGTGCGCTCCGTGGTTATACTTTCAAGCATCAAGACCTAATCAATAGCATTATCTCTATGATCTCTCTTGATGTTGCTATGGTTGATTTTAAACATTTAAAGATCAACGAAGAAGACGGTAATCAGACTTCTGTCGACTCAGGTCTGATCAATTGTTTAACAACATCTGCCAATATCGACCAAACAGGTCGTGCTTTCATCTATGATGTAGCTTGGTCTCTTCTAGAGGAAGGTGTTGTAGCGATTGTCCCCGTCGACACAACGTCGAAACCCAACGACGATGGTTCCTATGACATCTTATCGATGCGTGTTGGTAAGATTACGCAATGGTATCCTCGTGCTGTTCGGGTTAAAGTCTATAATGATCAAAATGGTTTAGAACAAGACTTGACGCTGTCCAAACAGTCGATTGTTATCTTGGAGTCTCCTCTTATTGGTCTACTCAAAGACCGTAACTCAACGCTTAAGTTGCTTGAGCAAAAGATGGATTTAATGTACTCTCAAGATAAGGCAGTGGCGGCGGGTAAACTTAACGGGTTTATCCAAATTCCATATGCCACAAAGAGTAGCTTACGTCAGGAGCAGGCTAAGAGTCGTAAGACTCAGCTTGAGAAAGAATTGGCAGACAGTCAATTTGGTATAGCAACCCTTGATGCTAACGAAAAATTTATCCATACAGGTGGTAATATCAACAACAACCTTGTGGATGACATTCGTAAGCTTCAACAGGATTACTATAACCAAGTTGGTATTTCTTCCAAAGTCTTAGATGGTACTGCGAGTCAGGCCGAACTAAATCTCTATTACCATAGAGCAGTCGACCCTGTACTTCAGACTATCGTTGACGGTATTAACCGTATCTTCCTAACTAAGACAGCTCGAACTCAAGGGCAGGTAATCCAGTATTACCGCGACCCATTCCGTATGCTACCAGTTGAACAACTAGGTACTGCGGCTGACCTATTTGCGCGTAATGCAATATTTACATCGAATGAAATTCGTGCAATGCTAGGTCGTGCACCTCACCCAAGTCGTATCGGGGATATGCTCTTTAATAAGAATATCTCAACAGGTACCGATTTAATGGGTCTAGGTGGTTATGATGGTACAACCCAAGAAGGTTATCCTGAAATCTATGATGATGGACAAGGCGGATATGTTGACGCTGAAGGAAATCCTGTAGATGAATACGGTAACCCATTGGATGTATAAATTTTTATGGAGGAAAAGTAGTTGCGAAAAAAGGCTGATTTCGCCGGATGGGTAACTAAGAATGACATTCGTTGTTCGGATGGTGTGACAATTCGTCACGATGCTTTCCGACAAAGTAATGGTGCTCAAGTACCTATCGTATGGCAACACGATTACTCCAGTCCCTCAAACGTATTGGGGTATATGATTCTTCAGCACCGCGATGAGGGTGTCTATGGATATGGGTATCTTAATGATACAGACCATGCCCAAGATACTCGTACGCTTCTTAAGCATGGCGATCTAAATGCTATGTCTATTGGCGCTCGTGGTATCCGTAAGAACGGTAATGATGTAATTCATGGAGAGATCTATGAAGTAAGTCTAGTTCTTAAGGGTGCAAACCCTGGTGCTGTTATCGAACATGTTATGCTTCATAGCGCTTACGGGACTGAAGAGTATGAAAGCGATCGCGGCGTTATCTACACCGGGATTACACAGGTTCTTCTTCACTCAGATGATTCTGATGAAGAGACCAACGAAGAAAAGGAGGGACAGATGTCTCGCTCATACGAAGAACTTTTAGAAGGGCTTACTGACGAAGAACTAGCAACATTGGTCAACGGTGTTGTAGAAGACATCGCTGAGGCTATTGATGCTGAGGACGAAGAAGCTCAAAATGAATTAGAAATCAACGGTCTTGATGAAGACACCGATTTCGATGAAGAAGATGATGACTCTGATTACGATTCTGAAGAAGATGGATTTGAGTCTGAAGACGGTTATTCCGAAGGTGATGATTCTGCAGATGCAGGAGAGTCCGTGTCACATTCAATTTTTGAAGGAGAAGATATTTTGAAACATAACCAATTCCAAGGTGCTGCAGCTGTAGACCACAAGGAACTTGACACTCTATTACATAGTGCTATTTCTGGCAATGCTTCTACACTTGCAGGTGTATTGCGTGCTAACGGTGTATTGGGTGAAGATTCTATCCAACATGGTTTGGTTGGTATGGAAACTCTGTTCCCACAACCAGCTACTAATGGTGGGCTGAACGTTTATAACCCAAGTGGTTTGAATATCGATAAGATCATGGGTCAATTCGGTAAATCACCACTTCCACGCGTTAAGAACTTGTTCGCTAACTTGACTGAAGACGAAGCTCGTGCTCGTGGTTATATCAAAGGTAACCAAACTCTGGACTCTATCGAAGAAGTTTACTTCCGTGAAACTACTCCAGGTTCTATTCACCGTCGCGAAACAATCGACCATGATGACTTGATTGACTTGCAAGATGGTGGATTTGCGGCTGTAAACTTTATCCAACAAGTTCAAACTGCTAAATTCAAAGAAGAAATTGTTAAAGCTGCTTTCCTTTCAGATGGACGTGACTTGACTCTTTCTACTGGTAAACGCAATCCTGAAAAGATTAGCGAACTTCATATTCGCCCAATTCTTAAGGATCACCCATTGTTTACAATCAACATCACATCCGCTACATTCAAGACTGCAGTTGATGATGTTATCAAGAAAGCATTCCCTGCATACCAAGGTTCTGGCAAACCATCACTTTATATCAACCCATTTGACTTGGCTAAGTTGAAGACGTTGAAAGATGGTAATGGCCGTTACTTGTATGCACCATCAATGGATAACAACCAAGTACCAGGTAATGCAAACATTGCAGCTTACTTCATGTGTGAAGACGTCGTTGAATACCGTGCACTTCCTCAAGGAACATTCGTAATCGGTAACTTGGCTGACTATCAGTTCGGTATGTCTCCAAACGGACAAATCGCTACATTCGATAGCTTCGATATCGACTTCATGCAACATAAATACTTGATGCATGCTCGTCTGTCTGGCGCTATCGTTACTCCTAAATCATTTATCGTTGTTAAGGTAACTGATCCAGAAGCAACTGAGGAAACTGCTGTGAACTTTGATTCTACTGGTCTTAAGACTAAACCAACTTGGACAGTTCAAACCGATCCAACTGAAGTGAAGGGTATTGGCGCTAAGGCTGTAGATTATGATGCAGCTGTAAACAATGCTGATATGACTGAAGATGAGAAGAAACTCGGAACAGTTGAAACGGCTCCAAAACCAAAGAAACCAAAGAAAGCTGAATAAGCGCGGCTGGTAGATAGGAAGGTAATACAATGACAAAAGCTGGAATTCGACTTATCTTCCGTTCTAAAGAGCCTGAAGAAATTAGCGTAGGGGTGCATGAGTATAAATATACTGTATCGCCCCTTATAACCGCTAAGATTTCTTCTAAATCTTTTAACGTAGAAGACCGAAGCTCAATAAACCAAAACACTAAGACTGAGTTGAAGTTTGATGTTTCGTTAATGAACGACTCAACCGACCGGGTGAATAGGATTTCTCATATCTTGTATATGGGTTCCTATTACAAAGTCGGAAGTATTCGTCCATATCCGCCTCGTGTGGTTTTGACTATTGAGGACATGGAAATTTCCGAACTCAAAGAACGTTTAGCTGAGGTTGTTACGTCTGCTACTCAAAAAAGTCAAAATGAATTAAAACTTGAAGCTTTATCTAAGCTTGGGCTACAGGATTACCAAGAAGGGTTGGAAAACTCTCTAAGTAAATACGCTCTAGTCTTTAAAGATGGCGATATTCAAGTTTGGACTAGTACAGAGTTTAAGGACTTTAAGTCTTTCTATGAAGAATTGGTTAAGGTGAAAGAATGAAAACAAGAGAACAAGTACTTCTTAAGATAAAAGATGAGATTTGTCCTAATGTTTACTTTACACCACCAGAAAATATTCAGTTGAAATATCCGGCATGTATTGTAACACGGGAAGATATTGATACTCAGAAAGCTAACAATAAGAACTATATCACACGGGTTAATTATAAACTCGTCTATATTTCTAAAAGCGAAGCCGATGAAGTATTTACTAAAATCCCTAACACATTTATGTATTCGGATTTCAGAACTGAGTATAAAGTAAACGGTCTCTATCACAAAGTGTTTGTGATCTACGAATAGAAAGGAAGATATAATTTGGCAACAGTTGATGAAGTAATTCAATATGCTCGCGGTTTAGCAGATCAAGGTATTGGTACCGATGCTGATGGTTCATGGGGTACACAATGTGTAGACCTACCAAACAGTATCTCCCAAATTTACTTCGGTAAAATTCTTTGGGGTAATGCTATCGATTTGCTCGACTCTGCGGCTAGCCTAGGTTACGAAGTTGTTTATGATGCAGTCGGGGTTAATCCTCGTCGTGGTGCTATCTTTGTTATGGCGGTAGCGGAACATGGTTATGGACATACAGGTCTCGTTATCGAAGACTCTGACGGCTATACTATGTCTACTATTGAACAAAACATTGATGGTAACTGGGACGCCCTCTATGTAGGTGCTCCTGCTCGTTACAACACTCGTGACTTCACTGGTATCGTTGGATGGTTCTATCCACCATATTCAGATACACCTCAGCCAGAACCTGTTATCGCACCTCAACCAATCACACCTGCTGACGAAGTTGTTAATCACGACGAAGTTGGTAAGTTTACGGTTAAGGTCGCAGGTCTGAATGTACGCAAAACTCCAAGCCTTACAGGCGATATTGTAGCTTTGTATACGCCTGAGATGTCATTTGTATATGACTCTTGGATGGACGCTGACGGATACCGTTGGCTATCATATGTTGGTGCAGAAAGCGGCGAACGTCGCTATGTTGCATGTGGTAATGTTGAGAACGGTGAACGTATTAATGCGTTTGGCGAATTCTCAGAAGCTTAATTTTATTGGAGGAAATTACTAGATGGTAATGCTTAAATGGGATGAGGATACTAAACGCTTATTCGAAAATGGTGTGGATCAAGGTGTCCTTTATCTGAAAAAATCCGACGGTACTTATGACAAAGGTGTTGCATGGAATGGTCTGACTAAAGTATCAGAATCACCAGAAGGCGCTGAGTCTACTGCGAAATACGCTAACAACAAGAAGTACCTCAACCTGCGTTCGGAAGAACGTTTCAAAGGTCAAATCTCTGCTTACACTTATCCACAAGAGTGGAATGCATGTCAAGGTAAGCGTGCGCCTATGTCTACTGGCGGAACACCTAAAGCTCTTGCTGGTGTAACTGTATCAGGACAAGCTCGTTCAGACTTCGGTCTTTCTTACCGTACTCGTATCGGTAACGATACTGAAGGTCTTGACCATGGTTATATCCTTCACTTGGTTTACTCTGCATCTGCTGGTGTATCAAGTAAAGAATATCAAACAATTAATGAGTCACCAGATGCACTGGAATTCTCATGGGACTTTGATACAGTACCAACTACTGTAGCTGGTATGAAACCAACTGCCCATATCGAAATCAACAGCACACTTGTTGACAAGACTAAGCTTGCAGACCTTGAGAAGAAACTTTATGGTGACGAAAGTGGCGAACCTACTCTTCCAAAACCAGAAGAAGTATTCGCAATCCTGGGTCTTACTGCAGGATAACTAGCTAATTAATCAGTACGGGATAGGGGTTGGACGACTAAGGTCATGTCGGTACTGAAAATTTCAAAATGAATTCAAAAGGAGTATAGATAATGATTTCAAGAACAGTGAAGTACGCAAACTTGCTTGATGGCAAAGAGGTAACAGAAGAACTTTGGTTCCACTTGCGTAAAGATGAAATTTTGCGTATTATGGGACGTGCTAAAAAGGATTGGGATGAGTATGTTAAAGAGATGACTGCTCGTGAAGACGTGGATGAAATCTTCGACTTTATTGAGTCAGTGCTTAAATTGGCATACGGTCAACGTTCATCAGAGGACGGGCGTACCTTCCGTAAAGACAAGAAGCTTCAGGAAGACTTCGTAAATTCTGAAGCATATTCAGAGCTTATGGTTAGCATGATGGTAGACGTAGCTGAAGGCGGAAAAGAAACTCAGAAATTCTTTGGCGCTTTGGTTGGCGACCCAAATAAAGGAACTGTTCCTGAGAAAGTTTCTAAGCTCAAGAAGAAATAAAGGTTTGGCGTAAAAAATTACGCCTCTCTTTTGTTTTTATCTCGATGGAGGTATATTTATGTTGATTATAGATACTCCTGATCGGGAGTTCTTTAACGAAGAGACAAATCAGTTCTTTATTAAACCAGGGAAGACCTTACATTTCGAACATAGTCTTAAAACACTAACCGAATGGGAGTCAATCTATCGCAAGCCTTTTCTAACTCGAGAAGAAAAGACCACTGGAGAGCTTTATGACTACTTTATTCTAATGTGTGAAGACGATATTGATTATTCAGACCTAACAGAAGATGTTGTAATCCAACTGTCCATGTATCTGAACGACAATCCTACAGCAACGACTATTAAGCAGAACGACCAGGGCAATAAACAAGGTATGATTATGACCTCGGAAGTAATCTATGCTTATATGGCTAATGCTCGCATCCCGTTTGAATGTGAGACCTGGAATTTACACAGACTATTAACTCTTCTTAATGTAATAGGTGAACTCAACGCTCCTAAGAAGAAACAAACAGAGGCGCAGACCTTGGCTGAATACGACCGTATTAACCAAGAACGTCTAGCCAAGCTACAACAAATGAAGGAGGCTAGATTAAATGCGAATCAAGGTAACTTCCGTCCGCCGAAAATCTAACCTTAAATCTTCCTTGTCTAATGCTGAAAACATGCATAAAACACAAGCTAGCCTTAACGGTATCGGGTCAAGAGGTCTTAGTCGGCTGATCTCTGCTACACCTAAGCGTTCGGGAAGTACCGCTTCGTCATGGGACATGGAAGTCGAAAAAAGTCAAAATGGTTTAAATTTATACTATTCTAATTCAAAGAAAGTATCGGATGGAACACCATTGGTTGTCTTGATTGTTAATGGGCATGGTACTGGTACTGGTGGTTATATCCCGGCAAACAATTTTGTAGGGCCAATTGTGGACGATATAGCAAGAGAGGTTATGAGGGAGGTGGAAAAAATAGTTGAGTAGACAAGTAATTGAAGAACGTCTTATCAAACTCGGTATTGATAACGAACAGTTCAAGAAGGGTCTTAAAGAGTCTTTGAGTTCCCTTGAAGCTCTGGATAAAGGCCTGAGTAAATCTGATGGTAAATCTAGTTTTACTAATATCGAGAAATCCGCTAAAAGTCTCTCTAAATCTCTGATTGAGTTGATGGATAAAGCGCCTAAAATTGGTGACGTATTCATTGGAGCGTTTGATAAAGTAGCCGGTTCTCTAACTAGGACTACAGGCGGATTTGGAACCTTTGCGTCTAGCGTATTAGGGTTTATTTCTCCAGTATCTAGTGGCACCCAACAAGCAGCTCAAGCGATTGAGGAGATGGGAGACCGTGTGGAACAATCCGGACAAGGGTTTAGTTTCCTACAATCTATCGCAACGGTAGCGTTAGGTAATATTGCTGCATCTGCAGTTCAAGCCGGTCTATCTATTGTAACAAATCTTGGACGTAGTGTTATGAATGCTATTGCGCCAGTAAAACAAGGTTTCGGACAGTTTGAAGATAAGATTAACTCGGTAAATATGCTGGTTGCGGCGCTTGGCAAGTCTGAGATGGGCAACATTACCCACGCCTTAGATGACCTACAACACTACGCGGAAACGACTAAATACTCTGTTAAACAGATGCATAGCTCTTTGGCCCAGTTCGTAAATGCTGGTGTTAAGTTGGAAGATGCAAACGTCGCCCTAAAAGGTTGGGGTAACTTGGCAGCATCTGCTGGTGCTACTACAGATGGTTTCAATAGGTCATTGCAGTTCGGTGTACAACAAGCCCTGCAAATGGGCTATATGAATCTCCAAAACTGGAAATCTGTTGAAAACGCTGGTATGGCGACTATCCGTTTCAAAGAAATCTTACAACAGACTGCCACAGAAATGGGTCATACGGTCGATGTATCTCAAGGATTTAATGCGTCATTGGAACAACAATGGCTCACTAATGAAGTGTTGATTAAGTCATTAGATACTTTGGCTCACGATAAAACGCTTTCAGAGATGGCTGAGCAATTCCATACATTTGGAGAAGTTGCTGAAGCAATTTCAGACCAAGTAACAAGTGCGTGGGCTCGTTTCTGGGAAACCCTTATTGGTCAAGCCGGTAGTGAAGAAGTTACTGCCTTTTGGACTAGATGGGGCAATATAGCATCTAAGGTATTATCAGCAGCTGGCGAAAAAGCTACCGAATTCGCTAAATCTTTTGTGGATCTAGGTGGGCGTCAGAAGGTTATCGAGCTCATGGAGGCCGCATTTAACTCACTAAGTCTTATTATGAAGCCGATCGGTGAAGCTTTCCGTACTGTATTTGGAGACGATCATACTATTAACTTTGGTCAGAAGCTAATCCGTCTTATTCAAGGTTTAACTGAAAAAATTAAACTTGGAGCCGCTGAATCTGAAGCATTTAAACAAATCTTCCAAACGGTATTTGGTGTAATCAAATGGATTCTCGCTGAATTAGGAGCAAAACTTAAGATTATCGAACTCCTTATTCCAGACCATATGTTTAAGAACTTCGTATTGTTCTTGGGTATGCTGTCTAGTGTGGTTAGCTCGGTCATCCGGACTATCGAGACCGTGATTAGTAAATTTATCAACTTTGAGAAAGCCGGTAAAGTATTCGATACTGTCGCAAATGCTGTTCATGGTTTCTGGGCTAAAGTCAATGAATATCTTGGTAAGTTCGCTCAAGTTTGGATGGGTGTATTCGACTCCATTCCAAATGGTATCGGTAAAGTGATTGATTTCCTTAAGAAGTTTGGGGAAACAGTCCTACTATTAATACCAGGTGTTCGTGAGGCCAGGGAGAACATTCGAACGTTCTTTGCTCATTTTATGAGTCCATTCAAGATTCTTAATAATACGCTTGATAAGAATTATAAAGGATTTAATGACTGGGCGTTCGGTGTAGGCACCGCAATGAAACGCTTCCCGGTATTCGGTAAGATGCTGGGTGATTTCGTTATTGGGTTCTCTGATTTCAACAAAGCTACCCATAATATGAGTAATTCTGCTGGGCAGTTCGGAAATAAACTGCGTCAAAATCTGAATAAGATGAGTAGTGACTGGAATACGTTCTCCGGAACTATGAAAACTAACTACAAGACTTTCTGGGCGCAGTTCAACGCGAATATGGATGGTGTCATTAATGGACAAATCCGTAGCTGGAAAGACTTTAATAAGAACCTTAACTGGGGTTCTCTAATCCCTAGCAACATTACAGGCATGTTTAAAGGACTCAAGTTCGATATGCCTGATACTAGTAAGATTAAATCCGGTCTTGCTAGTTTTGCATCTAATCCTTTCGAGTCTATCTCTAAAGGAAGTGCCGGATTGTCAAAATGGTTGGAAAACTCTACATTCTCCTTCCAATCATTGGGTAATGTCGTTCGTAAGACATGGCCTTCACTCGGAGAATACGCCGATAAACTGGATAAAGTCCAATTCTCATTCTCATTCCTTAAACCTATTGTAGACGCAGTAGGACAAGCATTTGAGTGGTTGAGTAACAAATTGGCCGGTTTCAGTATTGGTAATTTCAAGTTCTCAGATTTGGCAGATGGATTCAAGCAAATCCAACAAACTCTGAGTGCTAACTTTGCTGATGGGTTTATTCCAGGTATCGTTAAGTCTATCGACGGTTTCCGTAAATGGGCTAGCGAACTTGGTGTGGTTAAACTCGCTATTGAAGGTCTGACCAATGGTAAAAATCTTATCGGTGAAATGACCAATAACATCAAGACCGAACTGGGTAAATCTAAAGTTGATTTCACTAACTATAAAACCACGCTCAAAACCTTTGGCGGTTGGTTTGATGCCTTCTGGAAAGGTCTAGGCGAAACAGTTCACGGCCCAACTATGACTAAAATCTTTGATGGTTTCAAGAACACTTTCTCTGGAATTATCGATTGGTTTAAGTCTACATTCGGCCCATGGTTTAAACAGTTCTTCGGTTCGCTACCAGAAGACGTTCAGAAATTCCTTATTGATATTTGGAACAATGTCAAGAAGTTTGCTAGCGATTTCTCATCTAACTTTAAAGGTGTTGATTTCTCATTCAAGAACTTCGGCGACTCGGTTAAACAAATCGGAGACGGTATCGGTAAGACATTTAGTAAGATTATTGAGTCCGTTAAAGACGTATGGGATGCCTTTACTAAGTTATTTGGTGTAACAACCGCTCATGCTGACGATAAATCGCCTCTTGACTTCGGTCAAAATGATATGAAGAAAGCTAAGTCTGGTATTAACGAACTTAGTGATGATGTGGACCATATTCATAACAAGACTAAAGGTATCTTCGAGACTATTGGCGACATGGCCAAGCTTATGGCCAACATGTTTAGCGAAGGGCTTAAACCATTTACCAAAGAGAATTCTGAGTCTATCGGACGTATCTTAACTTTAGCAGCGGCTATCGCAGTTCTTTGGAATACTCGTAAACGTGTCCTTACTATGAAAGACATGTTTGGCGATTTCTTCAAAAGTTTAACACACGGGCCTAAGACTGTAGTCGGCTCACTTACCGCTATGTTCGGTTGGATTGGTTCATTCTTTAGAGCAAAAGCACGTCTCCAAAACATCAAGGCTATGGCTATTGCTATCGGTGTATTGGTGGCGTCATTATGGCTCCTTTCAACTATTCCTGCCGATAAACTCTTAGTTGGTCTCGGTGGTTTAGCTGGAGTTCTAGTGGTGTTTGAGATATTCTATCTTACATTATCTAGGACGACCAAGAAGTTCAACCCTGCTAGAGTACGTAATATGCAACAAGCTATGCTTGGTATGTTGGGTATCGCTGGTTCGATTCTCTTACTTACCGCTTCTGTTGCCTTACTTGGTAATATGGACTGGAAGAAGGGTCTTCAGGGTATTATTGGTGTAAGTCTCTTGCTTGCCGCGATGTTTACATCAATGGCTATCATGAATAAACTACAAGGTAATACGGTTCGTGGTACTCAGAAGATTGCAGTAACATTCCTCACCTTTGTAGGTATGGCATATGCGATTAGGAACATCGTTCCGTCTATTGCGGCGCTTGGCTCTATGGATATTCCGACATTACTAAAGGGTATTTCCGGTATGGCGGCTATTGTCCTTGGTATCACGGCTGTTGTATTAGCAACATCTAAGATGCAAGGTACTAAGTTTGCTTCAGTATTCGCCTTTAGTGCTATGGCGTCTGCTATTAAGAAGATGTCCGCTACCATACAGACCCTCGGTGAGATGAAAACCGATGTCTTACTTAAGGGTGGTGCGGCTGTATTAGCCATGCTTGGTGTTATGGCAGCCATGACCTTTGCATTTGGCCAACTTGACAACTCTAAGCAATCATTCGCTAAGAACGCTCTTGTGATGTTTGGCGGTATGATACTTTTGTTCAAAATGATGTCGGAACTTGCAGGAGAATTAGGCAAGATGCCTAATCCTGATACGTTCATGAATGCTTTGGGCGGTATTACTATCGTTGTAGGTCTATTCTCATTGCTTGCTATGAAGCTTGGTGATGGTGCAGTTGCCGGAGACGGAACCTCTCGTGGTATTAGACGTCTAGGTGTAATCGCAGCTGAGGTCGTAGTAGCGGCATCAGGTCTATTTATCCTAAGTCAGATGAATACAGACCTAGGTCATGTCGTTACCGCGGTCGTTGCCTTAGGCGCTGTCATGCTCGGCTTTGTCGGTCTTGCCAAACTTGCCGAAAAGATTAAGAAAGACGGTTTGCTCGCTTTAGGTGTAATAGTTGGGTCGGTCGTTGTTGCCGCTCTTGGTATGCAAATGCTAACCCAAATTCCAGTTGATGATATCTGGACTAAAGTCGGTGTTCTCGGTGCGATTGTGGCAGGTCTTGCCGTTATCGGTGGTGTATTAGGTAATTCTACAATGGGTATGGCCGGCGTCGCTGTCCTGGCAGGAAGTTTCTTGCTTCTTGGTTTGGGTGTAAAAGTTGCCGCGGATGCGCTAGCTGGATTCCTTAATGCCGCTACTGGCTTTATCCAAGCTATGAATGACATGATAACCACAACGTCTAAGCTTGGCGCCGAAGGTGGCGAAAACGTCGCTAAATTCTTCAAAGAAGCGGCCAAGGGTGCTGATGATATGGGGCGTGTTGCAGCTGGTGTTGTAACAGGTATCGTAGTTGGTTTCATTGAAGGTGTAGAAGGTAATATTGGGCGTATTATCCAAGTAGGGGTTCGTCTCCTAGGTGGGTTCCTTGAAGGTATTCTATCAATGTCCGCTAAGGTTGCCGAAACACTCGTAACAATCGCAGGCGAAGCCGTTATTAAATTAACAGAGGCTATGCCAGGTTGGTTTACTAAATTCTGTGATGCATTCCTACAAGGTTTGCTCCAAGTTGCACAATGGATTAGAAATAATAAGAATGTTCTTGTTATGGCTGGTCTAGAGATGGTCGAGGCACTCACTGAGGTTATCCTAGAAGGCCTTCGTATCATGACCGTCCTGATGCTGAAGTCTATGGAGAATATCCCATTCATTGGTGATAAGGTCAAGGAGATGACCCCTAAAGTCGATGAAGCGTTTAAGGCTATGGCTGAGTCCGGTCGTAAAGCTTTGGATGAACTCAAAGACTATCCGTCAATCGCAACAGAAGAAGGTATAAAGAAAGCCATTGAAACCATGGATGCGCTTGGGCCGGAAGAAGCAGAAGCTGCTCGTCGCTTTGCTGCATCAGGTAAAGACGGTTTGGATAGCTTCCGTATCTACTGTTCTCAGCTCGGCATCCAAGGCCCTGAAGAATTCATCAAAGGACTTCAAAATGGTTCAATTTCTGCACAAGAAGCAGGTAAACTATTGTCCAAGATGGCCGAACTGGGTATGTCCGAGAACCAAATCAAATATATTGCAGAAGCTGCAGGATTTGATTATGCTAACGGAGTTCTTACGGCCAAAGAGAAGGCTAAGGAAAGCGGTGACCAAGTTAAGAAGGCTGTTGAAGAAGGTCTTTCTAATAACGGCCAAGGCTTCGATACCGGTCTTATTAGCTCGGCATTCACTAAACTCAACGAGCACATGGGTGGTCAATTAGACATCACTAAGGCTATGGCTGGCGTTAAGACTGGTGAAATCAATCAAGAGATGTTAGATAAACTAGCATCTGGTGACTTTGCTGGTATCTCTCAAGAGAACATGGATGAGTACGCTAAACCGATCGAAGGTATGGGTGATAAAGCGGCAGCCGCTGTTGATGACGCTAATACTAAGGTTGGTGCATCTATGGACAAGATGTCTGGCGATGTAAATGCTAAGGCGACCACAACGCAACAAAACCTGAACACTACCTTGGGTAACTTTGCGCCTGGTATTAACCTCGCTGGTACTGGTATGACTAACTATAGTAATACCATCGGTAATGGTAAGACTACCGCTGAAAGCTCAGCTAAGACAGTTGCGGATACTGCTCAGAAGGCTATGAAGTTTGATGGTAAGGACTCTGCTGATAAATCAGTAACGTCTTATGCCAACAACCTTAAGTCTGATGAGAATAAAGGTAAAGCGTCTAAGGCGGCAGGAGAGGTTAATAAGTCTGCACAAAGCGGTCTTAAAGGTACCGGTACTGCAGCTAACTCTGGTGAGGCTATCACGAAGGCCTTTGCTGGAGGTCTTGCTTCCCAAGCAGCGCTTAAGGCAGTTGATGAGGCTATGGCTAAGGTTAACTCCAAGGTTAAACATCACCAACCACAATCTCCAGCCAAAGAAGGGGTCTTCTCTGGTGACGGATGGCGTGGCGTATTCCGTTCAGGTCTTGCTATTGTTAAGGAATTTGCTGGAGGTTTAGGTTCTACTAAATCTATGGAAGCTATTTCCTCAAACATGGATAAGGTCAACGAATTCGTTCAGTCTTCTATGGAGACTATGACCGGATATCTGGATGAGAATATGGATATGAACCCAACAATTACTCCTGTCCTCGATACAACAAATCTCGATGGATATAACTGGAGCGGTGCTGGTTCACTTAACCTATCAGGCGGAGTAAATTACTCTGCGCTTAACCCTGCTACAAGGGCGCAAGCAAACAATAGATATTCTATTGATGAAGTAGTTAAAGGTCTTAATGCTCTTGATCGTAAGCTTGAGACTCTTGCAGAAGTCGGAACTGTTGGTAACGAGCTCCTTGCTCAAGACCGGGTTAGTCCTGTATTTATGGATAAAGACCTCGTTAATCGGGCTCTTGCTCCAGGCATGGCTGATGCACAACGTTCCTATAACGATCGACTAAATATGTTAGATGGAGTATTACCAACGATATGAGAGATGAGAACTATTTCTCCATAATCTTTGGTGAGGGTGCTGAAGCAGTTGATATTGGTAAACTCTTTGATGCTGTAACTAAGGTAGAACGTAACGCTGGTGCCGGTTTGGAACATTCGTATTCCGCCGGCGTCGGTCGTTTTGGTAAGACCTGGGTATCGGCCCATAGAGCGACATATCCTATCAATGTGGAAGCTACATTACGCGGAGGTCCTGTTGATTTCCTAGCCCTTAGAACTAAGCTAGCCAGAGCATTAGACTGTCCAAATGGGCCTAAGAAATTGCAGTTCGATGACCAAGATGGTAAATACTATATGGCCGTGGCCACGGGGGTTACTAAATTCTCAGAAGATATCAAGGCCGGTAAGGTTACTGTCTCAATAGCGTTTGACGTACCCGATGGACTGCTTCACTCAGAAGTTACCAAGGTACTCAACTCGTCCACCACTACCTCCGACATTGGGTCTCTCACTAAAGAAGGGAAAACTGTCAAAATAACTCTAAACAATACAGGGTCTGCTCCGGCGTACCCTAAGATTAGGGTTCATAACAATTCAGACAATGGTTGGATCGGACTTGTAAACCAGAATGGTATTATGGAAATCGGTACAAGTCTAGCTGATGTCGCAGGTACTCGGGTTGCCTCAGGTCAGTTCAACCAATCACATACTTTAATTGATATTAAACCCGAAGATAAAGCGGAATGGGCTAAGTTTACAGAAGTCTCAAGCCGCTACCAGAACATTTCGCCTCTACCTTTTGCTAGTCATGCTGAAATCGGTGGACTTAAACTTGGTTGGCGTGAGAAAGGTCTTGGTGGACAATCATATCCTGCTCCTGGTCTCCATTGGAATGGTCAGGGTAGTAAGGGTGTCGGTCGCGATTGGGGCTGTGGTATTTACGAATACGTTCTCCCTAATGACAAGACTGGCGTCAAGGGCGCTAAAGACTGGCGTTGTGATTTCAACATGAAAGTCTGGGAGTCTGCCTTTGGTCAATCAGGAGCGCTATCGCTTATGTTTATGACCGATGACAATCATGTTATTTGTGCTTATACTATTGAGAAGCCGGATACCTCAGGGGAAATCACGTGGCAGTCATTCTCACTGGGTGATATCCACTCTGGTGCTACTTATCAGCGTGAGATGAATAGCTTCGGTGCCAACAACAACGAACCTGGTCAACCTCGACCAAACGTAGCTTTTAATAGTCGTACTGGTGATGCTTATATTATCAAGGAAGGGCCTAAGTTGACCTTCTCTTATAATGGTATCCCTAAGACGTTGAATGACCCGTCTAAAGAATACCTAACTTGTACTAAGATTTGGGTTATGGCTGGGCGTTATAAAGGTGAAAGAGATGGCGTAGGGTCACTAGACACGCTATGTATCCAATCCATTCGATTCGTTAAGAATAATGCCGAACGCTATGACCTAGTCCCTAACAAATATGCTAAGGGTAGTGAGATTGTAGTAGATATGGAACAAGGCAAGGTGTCGTTCGTAGCTAATCCGTCATCATCTAAGGTTGGTGTATCTGCCGCTGGCGACCTCATTAACGGTTCCCGCTACTTCTCAATCCCTCCGGGTGAGTCTAAGCTAGAAGTTCATTCATCTGACTTCTGCGAACAAGCACCTGATGTGACTATAGAATGGGATGAAACCTGGTTGTAAGAAAGGAGGGCCAAAACTTCAAAATGATTGCAAAACCTGCATGGCAGTTGACTATTCATGACAATGCTATGAATATCATCGATCATATAAACAATGATGTACCTGGTTCTCTTAAGTATTATGACGAAGAGTTCCATGAATACTGTGGTAAGGGTTCTTCAACCTTTAACTTTAAGGTTGATAAGTATCTGAACGGTAAACTTAACCCTAGAGTTGAGCAAATGACCTCTGATTGCTATATCTCATTCCAAGACGATGGTCGAGATTATGTCTTCAGTGTTATAAACCGTAAAGAGACCAATACCACAATTGAATTCGAGTGCAACTCAGCAAATCTTGAACTTCTTAATGAGAAGGTTCGAGCATACGAATCAAAAGAAGCTCATACATTTCTCGAGTACGCTGATATTATGGGGCTATTCAGGTTTACTAAGATTGACTTGGGTCGTTGCGACGTTCGTGACACAAAACTTACTCTTAAGTTTGAGTCTGATGATGACACTTGTCTAGCCCGTATTATCAAGCTTGTCGAAGCCTTTGATTGTGAGATGGATATTCGTACCTATCTTAATCAGGGAGGACAAATCGATAAGTATGAGCTAAATGTCTATAAATCCCGTGCTCTCTCGGATGATCGTGAAGATGGTCTTGGTCGGGTGCGTACCGATATCCGCCTTGAGATGGGTCGGGATATTATATCGGTAGTGAAGAAAGAGGACAAAACCAACCTCTTCTCCGCTATCCGTATTCGTGACAAAGACGGTAATTACATCAAACAGCCTAAGGCTAGAGAGGTTAAGGCGGCAGATGGTGTTCATAACGAGATCTACTGTACTCGTAACGCTACCACTATTTACGCCCCTATATCGGCTAGGTTATACCCCTCACTAAACAAACGTGAGAACTGTGATAACTGGATTGTGCGTGATGTAAAGACCGAATTCACGGATTACAAACAAGCCTGGGCTTATGCGGTTAAGATGTTGAAGACTTACATGTATCCTGTTACAACATGGGAGATTGAGTTAAACTCGGCTGTAGTTCTGCAACGTAATGATATTCGTATTGGTGATATTATCTTCTTAACTGACGAACACTTTGCAGGAGGTCTTCTGATTAGAGCTCGTGTCACTGAGATGGTACGTTGCTCAACAGACCAGACAAAAACTAAGATTACCTTGTCCAATGTCGTCGCTACTAGACCTACGAATAGCTCTGTTCTTAGCAAGGCGATGGCTCAGATGGTGGCCGATGCTCAACCTTTCAAAATGAATGTAAAAGTGACAGGGCCTACCATGTTCCGCGAAGTCTCTGATACTTGTGACGTTATTCCTACCTTATACAAGGGCTCTAGCGAGTTTACTGAAGCTGAATATGTGTACTACATAGACAACCAAGTAGCCGGTAGAGGAGATAAATTCACCGTATCCAAGGCCAACATTGGAACTAGTGGTCGTGCGCTTATTACGGTTCAGGCTCTGGTTCGAGGCGAAGTAGTTGAGTTCCAGGATATTACGTTCTCAACTGTAAGTGACGGCGTTTCCCCAATCCTAACTGTCGTCCATTCTAGTAACGGCGATACGTTTAAGAACGGTATTATTGACACTCGTATTACGGCTAAGCTATATCGTAATGACGAGGAGATTGATACTGAAGGAGAAGGGTTTACTTACAAGTGGACTAAGATTTTAGCCAATGGTGTAGCCGATGAAGAATGGGCTAAGAAACCTCAGGCTAGGATGAAAGGTTTTAATCTAACTAATGCTGATGTTTTAAACCGTGCTACATTTTCTGTAGCCATTGAGACGAAATAGAAAGGAAACAAATGGTTGTTGTATCTAGTGGTCAGATCACGATCACCGACGTAGAAGATGGGAAACCAGGGCGTGATGGACAAGTCGGTGAAAACTTGCTCTTAGACACAAATGCTATGTCTGTATCTAAGAACTATGCAAATCAAGACCGATATTATTCGCATTCAGAAAACCATGCGTTATTTGAATTCGGATATACTCAAATCCAAGACCCACCAGTTGCTTCTGTTTCTACTGGTGTCCGGTTTAAAAACAAAGCCGGTTCCTCAGGTAAGAATATTGGTGTGTGCTGGTATGGTGGTGACTACAAAGGTGTAGAACTCAAACCTGGAACTAAATATACCATTTCTTGCTATGCGAGGAAGATTAGCGGTGCGTCAACGGCTAAGATGTATATTTACCCGATGCTGAAGGACTGGTCTATATTCGGAGATTTCTTAACAGATTATATTGTATCTAATGAATGGGTGCAGTTATCTAAGACTTTTGAATTCGACCCAACTAAGATGGGTGATAACGACCCTAAAGCCGCTCGTATTTACTTTACAGTACTCGCGACCAACACTGAGCTATTTGAGGTTCAGGTGTGTGGGTTTAAGCTTGAAGAAGGCGAGCACGCTACACCATACGAACCAAGTCCTGTTGAGACAACTATCGAACTAGGACGTAAGGCTAACTCAGACTCTGTATTAGAACAACAACGTCTACTTAAAGAAGCTCAGGACGAAGCATTAAAGGCTTTGAACGATGATATCATGAGAAAGGTATCTACGGACTGGGCGGACTTGATTAAACGTATTCGTGATACAGATGAAGCTGGTAGAAAAGCGGCTGAGGAGTCCTTGCGTGTAATGTCTGCTCGTTTAAGGTCTGAGGTATCTAAGCAGTTTGGTGAGTATGCATATATTCGTGAATTCATCACAACTCAAGTAGTCGAGAGTGAGGAAGGTCTCTCTATCGGTAAGCAGGATAATAGTGAGCGGTTGGTATTTACACCTAACCGTATTTCATTTATGTCCGCTGGTAAAGAGATTGCCTCAATCGCTCAAGGACGACTTAACATTGACTCGGGTGCTTTTACCTTAAGTCTTCAAATCGGTCGCTTTATTACATTCCAGGATCCATCTGATCCTACACGGAATATTACAAAATATATAGAAGGGTAGGATAATATAGATGGCAACTTGGACTTCGGGGGTAAATAATGGTTACTCTCTTAGAATGAACGCGTATGAGATTGGCGTCAATCAAGCCGCCAACTCCTCTACCGTTCGTATAGACTTATGGCTCAAAGTAGGAACTCAATCTTTCTATGGGCCTATGTTTGTAGAAGCTCGTTGTGGTGGGCAGAAGCAAAATAAGACCGTTCAAATTAGTGGGCCTGGGTTTAACTCAGAAGTATATCTTGGGACTTGGGATTTCAATTACCCGCACGGCTCAGACGGTAAGCAAGTAGCGAACGTCGATGCCTTTGTTAATGCCTATAGTACCGCCTTTGCTTTTACTGGCGAGCTAGTTGTTGGTAACCGTCAGTTTGCTTTAACGGATATCCCTCGTGCTTCAGACCCTATGGGAGACTATCAAGGTGTTCTCGGACAGCCGATTACTTTCACCGCAAGACGTAAATCAGACCAGATGTATAACACTGTATGGTTGCGTTTCGGTGACGTCGATACAAAGATAATCGACCCGATGAGAGACACCGCCACATGGACACCTCCTCTGGATCTGGCATCTAAATTCCCTCAGTCTAATGAGGGGGTAGGGACGCTTACGCTAATTACATACCGTAATGGTACTACCATAGAGACGGGCCGGTCTGCATCACAAATTAGACTGCGTATACCGGATACCGAGAAACCTGTTATAAAGGGTATTAATACGGAAGAACAACATGCTAAGTGTAAAGAGTTACTCAAGAACTTAAAATATGTTCGTATTCTATCTGAGATACAGGTAACGCTCGGTGATTTCGAGACTAAGTACGGTGCGACTATACCTGATGACGGTATGACGGTTCGACTTATGCAGGATGCTAAGGTTCTAAGAGAAGTCGTTGGTAAAAACGTTATTCTCAACAACATCAATACAAGTGGTAAACACGTCCTAAATGTCACAATCCGAGACTCTCGTGGTTTGACATCAGCAGCCTTTGAGAAGGTTATCCAAATCGACAACTACTCTCCTCCAGTTTGTAGTGCTCGTGTTGACCGCCGTAATGATGATGAGAAGAAGCTACGGCTTTACCTCAACGGACAAATCTTTCCGTTATTTGATGACCAGAACCGTAATGTTAATGCCGGTAGGCGTACTATTACTGTAAAGAACACCACAACCAATACTACGGTCAACGATACCTCAGGTAACCTTGTAAGTCTATTCGGGATACATGATTCAGATAGAGTACTCGACTTATCGGCTGATTATTCTACCGGTAACTCATTTTCCGTTTATATCGCTTATGAGGACGCCTTTGGAAATAAGGCTGACCAGAGCTTAGTTGTCGGTACTATCAAGGTACATAGGACTGATGACCCATTTGGTGTCGGTATCAACAAGGTTCGGGAGCGTGGTGCTTTAGATATTGCTGGCGATGTGTTTGTCAACAACAAGAAGTTGTCTACACATGCGTTGACTGGCGATGATGGATTCGGAACTTGGCTTCCAGATAATCATGATATCAACAACGTATATCTTGCTGGTTTCTACCGTGCTCGTAATGCTAAAAACGTTCCGCCTGGTATAGACTCTCTTATTTACTTAAGGGTTATGGGTAACAACTCGAACTATATCGTCCAGGAGCTCTTCACCTTTGGTGGTGCTTATCTAGGTTATCGTCAGAAGATTGGGGTAAATAAATGGACTCCATGGTTTAGTATTGATAATGACAATACACCAATATATACTCTAACTGATGTTCCGATTGGTTGGAATATTAAGGCTACTTTCCAGAAGCGTGGCCGTATTGTTACTGTTGATGTTTTCTCTATCGCTAACCCTAACGTAAATGTGGAGAATGCCAAACTTGGAGAACGTATACCAAACGGCTTCAAGCCTATGGTAAACACCCAAGTTGTCTTATACCGTAATGCAGGGTCTACTATAATCAACCCCGCCCTATGGTCATTTAACGCTGATGGGACTATCGCACATACGGAGTCTTCTTCTGGAGGGAACCGTGTGTATCGTGGTCATGCTAGCTGGTTTGCAGAGTCTACACAACCTGCAACTGGCGGAGCTAACTTTCAAATAAGGAGATAGAATGAAATTAGAATTTCAATCAAAATCACTCACATATAGTGCTGATAACAAACCCCTAGCAACTCGTGTTGTATTAGGGAATGCTGAAGGCGCTTTCCACCCAATCAACTTGCCACCAACATCTATCGATAAATCCAATGATGAGTTGTTTGATGATGCGCTGGCTATCTTATTCTCTGAGAACTTTACAGACCGTAAAATCAAAGAGACTGACGAAAAGGTTGACCGCTTACAAGCCCTTATCGACGTGTTTACTATTTACGCCATTACTAAGGACTATACTGGCGATGATCCAATCGACCCTGTATTGTATGGCGCATTACTCAAGCTTGTACCAGACGCTGTTGCAGGTAAGACTTATAAAGCTAACGATGTCGTTGCTATTGAAGATCCTACTATCAACAACTCCTTTGGTACAGGCAACCGGGTACTTGTTCAGTTTATTCGTGAATATACATACACTGAAGCAGATACAATCAAGACATTCTACAAGAACGGTAAGAATGAACAAAATGGTGTTGGGGTAGCATGGCCTTGGCCTAACCCTCGCGCCAATCACTAAAATTTTCAAAATAAATCAAAAAGAGGTATATAAACTATGAAACTTAATCTTAAACTTCGTCTTCAAAACCGCGCTACTCTTATTGCTCTTATCTCAGCCGTATTCTTGATGCTTCAACAATTCGGACTTACAATCCCTACTAACATCAAAGACGGTGTGAATACTTTCGTGCTTATCTTGGTTATTCTTGGTGTTGTAACTGATCCTACTACTAAAGGTATCGGTGACTCAACTCAAGCTTTGGGTTATGACACACCAAAGGAAAAAGAATAAACCATACACTTAGGAAGCGTACATAGATAATGCAGAGATTATTGATGGATGAGAAGGTCTTAACCGGCCTTTCTCTTTTTATTATTGCCCTTATCAGTCTACTAACTAGGAGTGTTAATATGTATATTGATAAGGTTAAAAAGGAAAAAGAAGAAGATGTCGCACGTCAGCAACATTATGCTAATGAGCAAAATGATAAGTTGAATTCGATTAAGCGGTCTATGTTACGTTCGGAATATCTCGCTATATACAATTCTACGGAATTTACTTATGACGAAAAATATATTATGACCCGACATATTATCGCTGATTATCAGAAGCTTCGAGGCAACACCTATATTAAGGAACTCGATGCGAAACTTGCTTCAAAAGTTATAATGTCTGACCGAGAAGGAATTCTATACAACGGAGACTATAATGGCGACCAAAGCTGAAGTAATTAACTGGGCTAGAAGTATTGCCGATAGAGGAATTGGGGTTGACGCAGACGGTGCCTTTGGTGCTCAATGCGTTGACTTACCTAATATGATTGCCCAGAAATTCTTTGGGCGGTCGATGCGTGGTAATGGTATAGATATGCTTAACGCTGGTAGAGGGAATGGTTGGCTCACAACTGGTGCTACTGCCCCTCGTGCTGGTGCTATATTCTGTATGAGAGTATCCTATCATGGTTATGGGCATACAGGACTTGTTATATCCAATCCGGATGGCGCAGGACGATTCCAAACTATTGAGCAGAACGTAGACGGAGGACTAGGCGGAGGACCTGCACGTTATCGTACACGAACACTAGGTGGTGGTGCTGAGACTATTATCGGTTTCACATATCCTCCTTATTCTGATGGTATTGATGGCGATGTTGGCGCCGGTGGCCCTGCTCCTGAAGCCCCTCAACCGAACGGAGAGACAATGGACTTTACATTTAATATTAAAGGTGACCCGAATTGGGATGCCGGTACCGTGTATTACTACAATGGTGCCGTCAATGAAATCCAACCAATTCATAACACCGAAGAATTGAAATATCTAAGGTCTATCTACAAGGATACCACGGGCAGAGACTTGAAGGATTATCAGTGGAATAATGTAGTCCCTGTTTATATTCGTATCTTTGGAGCGCTTAGACCAACGACTTCTGATAATAACCTCAAGGCTACTCTTGACAAGATTATCAAACAACTGGAGAATGCTACTTAATGGCTATCCATTTTACATTTAGGATTGAGGGTGGCGACCCTAAACTTGATTACCTTCAAGGCTGGCATAAGGACAAGATCTATTACTATAATGGTGATGAGAACGAAGTTGCTTATATCGGTCACCCTGAAGATCTTAAATACCTGAAACAAATCTTTAAAGAAACCCACGGAAGAGATCTTAAGCATTATGATTGGAACGTAGCAGTGCCTGTATTCATTCGGATATTCGGTGTATTACAACCTTGGACTGGAGCAGGCGGTATGCGTCAAGCTCTAGAAACCCTTAAGAAGAAGATTAAAGAATATGAGGATATTTACTGGGAGCCTAAGTTCGTGGTTCCTCGTATGTCTATCCATATTCGCCGTGAACCGACTCGAGTAGCTGAGTCTATTGGTATCTGCGAGATTGATAAGAAATACGAAGTACTTGACCTAACCACAAGGTGCGATTGGCACTGGGCCAAAGTCCGACACAATGATGTTGAAGGCTGGATGGCTTTAGGTGATATTACAGGTGAATGGTATGTTGAGAAACTTCGTGAATAAAGTTAAGGGCGTTGTGTGAGTGAAATCTACAACGCTCATTTTTTTTTTTATTTTTTACAGTCCTCTATATAGAAAGAGAGGTAAATAACTATGGAAGTTAATAAAGTAACAAACAATATCATAAAGTTTTATTTCGATTATGGTTGTAGCAAAGGTGAATTCCAGAAGGTCGTTTATGCTTTACTTTTTAAAGATAACTGTCTTGAACTATTCAGATATGTAAAGAATGGTGATTTTGTACATGATATGAACTTAGAACAAGAGTTTGAGGTTTTATTATGCAAACTAACCATTACTATAGATAAATGGAGAAAGGCGGACGGTTTATTTAAGAAGTCTAAAGAAAGACGGTCTATTAAGGAATTGGATACTTTGATGACTATGATTTTTAGGAAATATTTTAGGTTATTGTATTGTATTTATAATTAAGGGTTATTACAACCCTTTCTTTTTTTTCTTTTAAAAATTTTACCACTCACTATATAGAATACTAATGTAAAATAAAAGGAGAATTAAAATGGTATACTTTATTACTGTATTGGTGGTACTATGGATCTTAAGTTATGGATTCACTAGCATTCTAAGAGGAATCGGAGCATTCATCTTGGCGTTATTTGGACGCTAAAATGAAAACTTCGGTTTTCTTTTTTTTTCAAAACTTTACATCTCACTATATAGAATAAAGAAATGAGGTAACTTATTATGACAAAAACTAAATTGGAAACTATTATTTTCGAAAGACGTGACGCAGTTCGTCGTAGCTTATCTACACTGTTAGATAAGGTCGAGGGTGTTATTGCGGATGCTTATATTGAAAATCCAGATGTATTCTATATTCGAGTAAATCTCGAAAAGGTAGTAACGCATACAGGATTTGCGGTTAAGCAACTGCAAGACAATCTCGACCTTATCTATACAGCTTTGTTGGATAAAGGCTATGATGTAGCTTTGTATGTTGACGAAGACGACGATGATAGCCAATATCTAGTTGTGAGCGTTTAATACGCTCATTTCTTTTTTTTTTTGATAAAGTATTTACAACTATCTATATAGAAAGAGAGGTAAATAAGATGAACAAGAAGAATGAAGACAAGGATATGACTTGGTGGCAATTCTTATTGGGTCTATGGATTTTAGACTTATTTTTCTAAACAGAGATCTGCAAAGGTCTCTTATTTTTTTTAAGGAGTTAAAAATGATGGAACAAAATATGATACCAACTGCTAAAACTATGGCTACTAGAAGCGACTCACTTGGTATAGACCACTTAAAGCCTGCTTTGGACTATATTGGTAGACATACCAATGAGATGAAAGATTATCAATTAATTAATAGACGGCTTACTATCTATTGCGATACTTTATATAGCAAATATGAGGGTACGAAATATGATCTAAATCCAGATCAATTAATTAAATATCTGCAAGACGATCTTGGTTATGAGGTGATCGCTAAGTATGCGAATGCCAAATTATACAGCATCACTCTAAAATGGTAAAGGAGAATTTATGTCGACAAGATGGAAAGAACTAACGACTGTTATTGTCTCGGCCCTGATTTTTGTTACGATCTGTATCACTCTAATTGAGATTAACACAGGTAATAAGGTTAATGAGCTGGAAGAAAAACATCAGAAAGAGGTTAAAACTCTAACCGAGGAACGTGACATGTATAAGAAGCGATGGGAGTTTCGAGATGACGTCGCTACTTATTATTATGATGAATATCTTGACTTGAAGGAAAAATACGAAAATCTCAAACTTGCATTAGGAAAAACGGAGGAAGAAACAAATGACGAAACTCAAAACAGCAGCGGAAATTAGAGAACTAATCGCACAAAAACGGAGTGCTGTAAGGTCGGGTATCGATTTAACCGCAGTATACGAAAAGTTAAATAACCAGCTAGAGAATATTGAACTTGGCGCAACCAATATTAGAATGCTAGCAAAAACAATTAGGGAGTATGTTAATATCTCAGATGAAGAATGGAAAGACTCGCTGCAGTTTATTCTTGATGAAATTCAGTTTAAACTTGAAGACCTTGGATATACCGTTCGCCCTCATTTTGGATTGGGTTTTGGTAACATCCCTCCTCGCATTGGATTGATTATTTACTGGGATCCAAAAGACCTGCCGGATGACGGCGAAAGGGAAGAATAAATATTTACAACCCTCCTAATAGAAAGAGAGGTAAAATAATATGAGGAAAGTATTACGTTTTATTGGTTTTAGAGCATTAGCTGCTTATGCCGTTCTTGAGGAAGCTTACGTTGATAAGCTTATTAAGAATGGGTATTTGGAGGGCGATGCAAAACGCCAAAACGAAAGGCTGCAAATTATTAGACACGTTCTAACTAAATTGAAGAAAGAGTATTAATGCAATACTCTTTTAATTTTTTACAACCGTCTATATAGAAAGGAAGGAAACGTTATGAAACTTTTTAAGAAAAAACACGTTGCTAAAATTGAAGAAACTATCGAGGTTAAACTCGATGAACTGAATACCCAACTGGCTGAAGTGCCAACGGGTAGTGAGGAAGAAGTCAAAATCTTGGACGATATTGATTTTCTTACCAAAACGTTGACGGATATTAAAGTCCGTCATATGCAAGGTAAAGAAAAGAAACTCGAACCACAGGTTAAGGCTGCTCTAATCACTACCATCGGTGGGGCCATTGCCAGTCTTGCTGGTATCATTATCATCAGAGACTATGAAGCCGAAGATGGCTTGTTCACGTCTAGCGCGAAGAATTTTATTAAGAAGCTGTACTAATGTACACTTCTTTCTTTTTTTTTTGGGTATAATATAAAAGGAGTAATATTTATGCATTATGTTGATAAGGCAGAACACCCAACAATCTATAGCCTAATGGAAGCCGATATCGGATTTAGAAAATTATTCTACCCATATATCTTTGGGATTATGGCAGATAACCATCTTGAGGCTAACGATTATGATTTTGAAATGTTTAAGATTATATTCATTTCAACTATGGTTATTATCCAAAATTATTATACTTCTGACCTTATCAAGAAGTATGAGGAAGATATTAGAGGTCTATATTTCGCATATTTCAAGGTTCGAACAATAACTAATGTTGGACAGGATGGTATCGATAAGATTACGACTCGTATTCGTACTAAGATTACGGACTTTGATTTATCACCAACTGATGCAGACTTTGAAAATTGTATCGACATGGTAAAAACAGATATGCCCCGAGTCAATAACTACGAAACATGGGATGTGATTGTATACAAAATGGAATATTTCCGTGATTGCTACTATAATATAATTCGTATATTGCATCAAGCTAAAGGAGGGAATTGATGTCAGAAAGTACAGCACGTATCGCCCAAACCAAGAACCGTGAGTTGCGTCTTAAAAAGATGAACGACTTGTCCTTTATCCATTTCATCACAACTGAAGCTGTTGTCTTGCTATATTTAACACAATATATGATGGAGACGGCCGAAGAATGGGTTGACTGGTGTACTGAGGAGTATGGCGGTAATTGGTATTGTGGTCATAACTTTGCCCAACTAGGCGCAGACCATAAATCTTATATTGAAGAGTCAATTAAAAACGCAAACAAAATTCTTGATGAATTCATTATCGAAGGAGGATATGAACATGAAATTTAACCTTAAAATCAAAAACCAAAATAAGCTATTGTTGGTTATCGCTGCTATTGCTACTATTGGCGCCATTGCTTGTGGTGTCTGGTATTTTATCCCTCACCCACCGCATGCGGACATTGTAACCTTGGAAGATGCTAAAGACTTCAAGAAAACAGAAGACTGGTATAAGGTCACACGCTGGGAAGTTGTATCTGTTGATATGTCAGCTTATGATAAAAGTAAAGACGAATACGGCTACTTTGGAAAGGTGACCCTCAAAGGAGCGGACGGCCCCGTATATGCCGCGCTTACCAAGAAAGACGGCGGCGAAGACTATTCTATCGAGGAAGGCGATGTCGTATATGCCAAGACTTCCAGCCTCGAAAAGAATTTCCTATTCGGAAACATGGTTACCGGTGATATCTTATATATTGAAAAAGGAGGAGCAAAGAAATGAGTAACGAAATCCTATTATTCCCTAACAATGTAATTCTGGTCAACGCTTTGTATCGCACAAGCATCTGTTACAACAGACAAGATGATACCGGTATCACGCTTAATCTCACGCCTATCAGCACCAATGACCATATTGAAGATGACTTGGATATCATGGAAGATATTGCAGAATATCTATTCCAGCTTTATTTGAAAGATCCTAAGATTGCCGCTAAAATCAAGAGACCTCGTTATTACTATAACGACATGTATAAACGCTGGATTATCACATTTGAGTTTAAATAAAAATTTTTACATACCACTATATAGAACAAATAAAAAGGAGGACATTAATATGTCAAAAGTAAAACAATTGAAAGAAGCAGAAACTACTGAAGTTATTGAAAATGCAGAGGCTGTTGCCGGTAGCGTATTTGAAAACTTGTCAGATGAAGAGAAGGCTAAACTTCTTGCGATGGTTGACCAACAACTGGTTGTTGAAGAGAAACAAGGAAAAGCTAAACAAGCTTGGAATTGGGTCAAATCTAACAAATGGAAAATTGGTGGAGCTATTGCAGGAGCTGCCCTTATCGGATTCCTTGGCAAGAAAGCATACGATGCTGGGATGCCCGCTGAATTCGATGCCGATGTAATTGACGGCGACTATGAAATTGCTGAACTTGAAGAGTATGAAAATACTCCTGAAGTTGTTGAAGAAACGGAAGAGGTTGTAGAGTAATCTACACTTCTTTCTTTTTTTTTTGAAGGAGAACTTGATGAAGAAAACATATTTGGATAAATACCCATACGAATTGAAAAACATTGATGACACACACTGGACTATCCTGATTGACCCGATTGATCATCAAAACGCTACCGACTTGGTATTGAATTTTGGTACTACAGACAACCGCGTTTCTATTGAAGGTATGGCGCTTAAAGTCAAGAGCCACAAAACGGTTCTTTCTGAATACGAAGATGGGATGCAAGCTATTCTTATCTCTGCCTATATTCTTTAAAATTTTTACCATGCACTATATAGAAAGGAGACCCCTTGGAGTACTTGGTGTACGATGAGAGCACATGAGTAATTGCAAGGCGCTGGTTTGATTCCAGCAGGAAACAAGGAAAGTCTACTTTCATTTTTTTTTTTGAAAAGGAGAACATATGACCGAAACTAACTACAACGACATTCAAGCTACGAATGTTGCTAAGCCTCAAGAAGCTACACCCAACGATGGAAAAGTTGATGTGGCTCAACGCCAACCGAAGAAAGCTCTTGTTAACTCTTCTACCGAACCCCTCAAGCCAAGTCTGATGACTCGATTGGTTAAAGGTCTTATTGGGCCTAATGGCGTACGTGCTATTTTTGGATATCTTGGTCGTGAGGTTATTGTGCCTGCGATTAAGGATACGGTTGTAAACTCAATCACAACCGGCGTGAATATGGCTGCTTATGGTGAAGACCGTGGCCGATACAACAACTCACCTGGTTGGAATAACCCTATGCGTAGTAGCGGCGTTCAAGGTAGCCGTACCTACACAAATTACTCAAGCGCATATCATCCAACAAGCGTTATTGAACCACAACCTGTAAACAATCCTGGCCGTGTCAAGGAAATCTACCTGTTCACTCACAATGATGCTAAGGTTGTCTTAGACAGTCTTAATAGCGATATCATGAACTACGGCTATGCTCGTCTTGCTGACTACTACGATTACGCTGGTCAGCCTAGCACTAACTACACGGATAACTCATACGGTTGGCGTAATCTCAACAGTGTCCGCATTATTCCTGTCCGCGGTAAATACACACTTGCTTTGCCGCCTGTAGAAGTTATTTAAGAAAAGGAGTTTATCATGGAAGTTATTATTAATATTTTATTGGGTATTTGTGTTGTTTGGACTATCGTATCGGTTTTATTTTTATTGTTTTTAAATAGACCTTCTGTTAAAAAATATATCAGCGAATATATTGCAAATAAAATGGCTGATAATATTTCAGATATTGTATATGGTGAAAATCGTTCAAATCGTAATATTACAAAACATATTTATCATTAATTAAAAGGAGAAAACTAATGAACAAGAAATTTTTGCTTAATGCTGTTAAAATCGTCGCTTTTGGTGTAGTACCATTTATGGTTGAAAACGGAAAGAAAGCCCTGGACAAAGCACTTGAAGCTACTGAAAAGGTGGCTAAGGAGGACTAATATGTTAAGTCTGATTTTAACTATTTTATTCTTTGCCCTACTTGGGTTTATCGCATACATTATTATTAAGTTTGCGTTTGTTATTGGTTTATTCAGTGTTGCATGCTGGATTATGGATAAGTTATTTAAATAAAAAGGAGTATTTTAAATTATGGCTAAATGGAATTTGGAAACATTTAAGGAAAACATGGAAGTTCTTGCGTTTAATTACAAGAAGAAAGAACCACTGATTATGGTTGCTGCCGGACTTGTTGGTTTCGGTGTTACTGCTGTCCTTGCATATAAGGCGAAAGACAAAATCAACACGATTGTTGAAGATGTGGAATATCTGCGTGAAAATGATATGCCTGTACCTATTGGTGACACAATCCTACGTACAACCAAAGCTCTTGCCCCTGCTATTACTGCTGGTGCTTTATCAACTGCCGCTATCCTTCGCTCATACCATGTCTTGACTGGACGTAACGCATTGCTTGCTTCTGCACTTGCTACAGCTACTCAGGCGAACCACCGTCTGCGTAAGCAAATTCGGGAACAATATCCTGACGATCCTAATGCTCAATTTATCGGTGAGCGCCAAGAGACCCTTGCTGGCCCTGAAGAAGAAGGCAAGGAAAATCCTAAGAAGGTTACCACTGTAACTGCTGACGAATGCCAATGGATGGAATATGCGCTATTCAACAAATCCGCGGAATTCGCTAAAGATGACCTGAACTACAATCAAATGTTTATCGCGTCTATTGACAACGCTTTATCTGAAAAGCTTCGTCGTCAAGGCTTCCTGACTTTGACAACTGTTTATGACGCATTGAAAATCCCCCTCACTCGTCCACAACGTCGTGCTGGCTCTGAGCTTGGCTGGACTGATCATGACTTATTCGCACTTGATACGCATGTGGTTATGGTGCGTGATGAAAACGGCTACGCATATCCTGTACCTGTAGTCGAATTCGAACCCGTACGCGATATCACATCAAGTGTTGACTACGCTAGTGATATTTCTGACTACTTTATCTAAAAGGAGAACAAACATGAAAACATCTGACATCATCAAAATTGGCGCTGGCATTTTCGGGATTATCAATCTCGGATATGTCGGCTATTCTTTAGTTAAGAACTACAAGGACTACAAGAACCAAACCGGCGCTTATGCTCATGAACAAGAAAAAGTCTCTGCTCAAATTGACTTGTTTGACGGCATGGAAGCTGGGCTTGAAGAAGTTGAGCCTGAAATCGTGGTTGAAAAGAAACCCAAACGTAAGGTTAAGAAATCTGTTTGGATTGGTGTAGGGCTCTTGTCTGTAGCTGTCATTGGTGGATACTGCTATGGGTATAAGTCCGCTTGGCGTAAAGGACAAGGTCTGCTTAAGGAAGAAGAACTCAAATACGACCTTCTTGGTGTTGAGTACGATGATCTTAAAGCGCATTTGTCAGATACTATTGAAAAGTATGAAACTACTGTAGAAAAGGTTTCATCTAACGCCTTGGATATGCTACTTCCTAATCAACTTGAAACACGCTGGATTACAGTGAATGATGAAGGTTATGCACATTCCAACTACACCCCTAAGATTACTGACGACCATTCCGCTGAAGATATCGCTGAGGCTGTCAAATCCACATGGGAAAAACTCTACGAGCCTGTAGTAGTCGTACCTGCTGTAGAAGAAGCTTAATCTTATTTAGGATATAGAGAGTAAAGGACTAGGCCGGACAACTTCGAGATTCCCGGTCTTCCACTATATCCTCAGGAGGTATATTATGAGCGATATTATAATTGGACTACAAAGCCAAGAAAAAGTCGTGCTTAATTACGACGAAGATAATGACAAATTCTCAGTCGCTGTTGAGGATAACTATGACTCAACAATGAGTGTAGAATTAACTGAAGAAGAACTGAATATGGTTAAGGGTTGTATCCAAGCCATTCTTGAAAGGAAATAACATGAATAAGGAAAAAGTAATTCTCGGTGCGGTTGCTGCTGTAGCTACGGCCGGACTTGGTTACTTCATATTTAAACTAGTAAAAGAAGCGCAACGACAAATCGCTGAAATCAAAGAAGAAGCTGAGCGCGAAAAGGACGAACTTAAGGATATTATTGCCAATAAGGACGTCCAACTAGAAATTATGGAAGAAAACCTGTCCCAGCTTACATCTGGTACAATTGACGAAAACTGGGCTATTGCAGAAGCGCAAATTGCTCAGGAGAACGCAGAACTTGAAGAAATGCGTGCTCGTCAGCAACGCAATATTTTCACAGACAATCCAGAGGCTGCTGATGTCCACTCTCCCAGTGAGGAAGAAGATTATCATGCAGGCGCTCAACAAACAGCCGAAGAGGAGGTTGTCCACCATAATGTCTGGCAAGAAAACGAATACTTTAATACAGGAGAAGCTGATATCCCGTATTTCATCATTGAATCAGCTAAAGAATTGAAAGGAAATGAAGGACAATCCATGCGACATGACACAGACCCTAACAGCGTAGCGGCCTGGGAACAATACAAAGCCGTAATGATTAGCGAGCTTTATGATGACGGCCCTACTGTAGCAAACGATACTTCTAGCCGGTATAATTTAGGTATCCTTGTTACAACATCTAACCTAGATGCAATTATTGACCGCTTCTCACAACTGCTTGAAGTGAACGACACTAAAGTTGTTCAACCATATAATGCGTTTGACAACAATATCTTTGAGGAAGTTTATGAACGCCGGGAAGACTTCTTTGGCCCAGACGCATATTACTCAACTACGCAATTCCCAGTATCCTTTGGTGAAATCCTGTACGAATTCGCTCAGAAATTTGTAGGCGATACTGAAGCAGGAACACCGCTTGCATTTATTACTTATATGATGCATGAGTCCGGCATCCTTGACTGTGAAAACATCGAACAACAACTTCTCGTAATCTCTAAGGTTATGGAACACCGCAATGTTCAGAATATCGGAAACGGTATGAAGAAGCTTGGCATGTTCGGTCGTGTGGTAGACTCGGGTGTTGCTGAACTTACTGGACACGAAATCCGCCTGTTTACTGAATACAATGAATTCATTGGCCGCGCTTCAGCATTCGAAGAAGAATGGAAAGCACAAAACGGTTTCGACGATGACGACGAATTCTAAGGCGGTGCTGTATGGAAAAGGAGTATATTGAAGTAACATATTCCTTTACTGGTGAAGACTATGTTAAGGAGATTATCCCTGCGGAGCAATACAAAGCTTTCAAGGATGCATTTCTTAATAATACAGTATTTGTTTTTGAATACGATAGAAAGTCACCAACATACCGCTCAGGCTTGAATATGAAAATGATTGATATGTCGAAGGTTGTTTGGATAGGATATTAGAGGAGAATTATATGACGGACAGAAAACCAGATTTCTTCAATATTACAGTTGAGGAATTGTCTGGCCCAAATCGTAAAGCCGATGCCGTTATTTCCGCTGATTTCACATATCTAGATAACCAAGGAGGAGACGTTAAGGATATTGTTGTAAAAGGTGGTAGCTTTTATGCAATGTGGACTGGTGAGAATTGGTCAATGGAAAAGAACGATGTTGTTCGGGTTGTTGACCAATATATCTCCAATAAGTTCCATGAGTTGAAAGCTAAGGGATATGAGAAAGTATCTGTTAAATTCATGCAAAACGCAGGCTCAGGGCTTATGCGTAATTTTGTCAAGTATTGTGAAGACGCACCCGAGTCTCTGCAGGTATTTAACAGTAAAATCTTATTCCAAAACCATAATGTTAAACGGGAAGATTATTCTACTTTCCAACTACCTTATACACCAACGCCTCAACCAACTCCTGCATTTGACGAACTTTCTTCTATATTATATGCCCCAGACCAACTTGATAAAATCTTGTGGTGTCTAGGTGCCTTATTTACAGGAGAGATTGTTAATATTGAGAAATTCTTATTCTTATATGGCCCAGCGGGAACCGGTAAAGGAACAATAATTAAAATCATTGAGATGTTGCTTGGGCAATATATTGGCGGTATCGACTTGAAGCAACTGACAAGCGGTTCAGAGTATGCAACAGGAACTCTACAAGAGCTACCATTGTTGATTGACTCGGATACAGACTTGAGTCGGATTAAGAATGATACCCCATTGCTTAAGATTACATCTCATGAAGAAGTATTTGTACGTAAGCTATATCAAAGACCATATCCCGTAACATTTAAAGGTCTTATCATCACCGCATCAAACCAGCGTGCGCAATTCCGAGACTCAGACTCTGGTATTGTCAGACGTCTACTTAAGGCAGTACCAACAGGCCATCTTATTGCCGGCCCAAGGTATAAAGAACTGATGAATAATATTCAGTTTGAGCTTGCCGGAATTGCTCAGAAATCCATTGATACATTTTCTCGTTTAGGCGCATTCCACTACGCTAACGATATTGATGTTGAGATGCTGGAATACGGGGACTCGATATTTGAGTTTGTCCGTGAGAATGTATTGATGATGCAGAACGATCCAACCTTATCCGAAGTAGAGTTGCTTTATAAAGGTATGCTTGAAGACAGAGGCTGGGATATCAACGGGTATAAGAACCGTCTGCGATTAGGCTTACAGCGATTTTTCGAAACTTATACCAAAGACACGAAAGACGGTGAAGGAAACCGTAAACGTGACTGGTATAGAGGTTTTAAGTACGAAGAGGCATTTCCTGAAACTAAGTCAGCGCCAGAGTCCAGCGACAAACCTAAGATTGATTTGACTATGGGTCGAGTTACATCTAGGTTTGATCTTGAAGGACGTGACTGGCCTGCTCAATATACCAACAAGGACGGAAACCCTCTGAAGAAGTGGGACTCGGTAACAACGACGTTAAAAGAGATCGACCCCACTAAACTACACTTTGTCCGTGTTCCAACCGAACATATTATAATTGACTTTGATGCTAAGAACGAGAACGGCGAGAAAGACCTTGCTAAGAACCTCGAACTGGCATCTGCATATCCTCCAACCTATACAGAAGTATCGAAATCTGGCGGTGGTGTCCATCTGCATTATTGGTATGATGGCGATCCTACTAAGCTAGCTACACGTATTTCTGATGATGTTGAAATTAAGGTATTTAACGGCGGGTCGTCACTACGCAGAAAACTCATATCTGCAAATGACCTACCGGTTGCCCATATTTCAAGCGGACTACCACTTAAGGAGGAGAAGAAGTCAATGTATAAAGACGTTGAACACATTATGTGGACAGAGAAAAAGCTTCTTGATTTCATTGACGCATGTCTCCGCAAAGAACACCATGGGGCAACGGCGCCTGAAGTATCGTTTATAGCAAAGGTGCTAGATGATGCATATGATGCTGGTGTTATTTATGATTTGCGACATAAGCAACAAGAAGTATTACGTTTCGCACTCAAGTCAACCAACCAAGCACAGCAATGTTTGAAGATGGTTTCTGAGATGCATTTTTACAGAGTACCGGAAGATGAGAGTGAGTCTTATTCTGAAAGTCTCATTTTACCTGATGAAGATATTGTATTCTTTGACTCGGAAGTATTCTCTAATCTATATATGTTAGGTTGGAAGAAATACGGATTGGAAGTTCCAGAAACAATCTACAAAGGTCTCGAAGATTGTACCAGCTTAACTGAGATTGAGACCATCTTGGTTAATGAGTGGTGGACTACTCATGAGAAAGAAATCGGTATTGAAATCAACCCAGCACCCACTCGCGTACGTCATTTATTTGATACATATCCTATGGTTGGTTTCAACAACTTAGGTTATGATAACCATATTGCTTATGGTCGTATGCAAGGTGATGATGAAATGGAATGTTACAAGCGTTCACAAGGCATTATCGAAAAGAGAGATAAGCGTGCTAAAATCTGGGCTGCTAATGATATCTCATATGCGGATATTTACGAGTTCCTGGATACCAAGATGTCATTGAAGAAATGGCAGATTAAACTAGGGCTTCGTCATGATGAGTTTGAGTACGATTGGACTAAACCTCTGCCAGAGCATGCCTGGGGTCGTTGTGCGGCTTATATGCTTAATGACGTAACCTCAGAAGAGGAGTTGTTCAAATCCAAAGACGGGCAAGATGCTTGGAACGCACGTAAGGTATTGGCTGAAATTAACAACCTTTCACCTAACGTCAAGACTCAAACTCAAGCTGAGAAGTTCTTATTTGGTGATGACCCGAATCCTCAAGACAAGTTCAATTGGTATGATCTTGCTGAAGAATTCCCAGGATATACTTTTGATAAGTTCAAGAAGAAGTCTGAATATCTTGGTGAAGATCCCTCAGAAGGCGGTTATGTCCATGCAGAACCTGGTGTATATCAGAACGTTATCGTATTGGATATCGCGTCTATGCACCCTCACAGTCTAATTGCCATGAACTACTTTGGTGAGTATACACCTAAGTTTGCGGCGCTTGTTGAGTGTCGTATGAATATCAAACATGGTAATATCGAAGCAGCCTCTCATGCATTTGATGAGGTAGACCCTGAGCTTGCTGACAAACTCCGTCCATATTTGGAAGGCGGCTCTGTCAAAGGTCTGGCTCATGCGCTTAAGATTATTATCAATATCGTGTATGGCATGACATCTGCACCATGGCCTAATAAATTCAAAGACCCTCGTAATGTCGATAACTGTATCGCAAAACGCGGCGCTTTATTTATGATTATGCTTAAGAAGGAAGTTCAAGAACTTGGTTATCAAGTAGCGCATATTAAGACAGACTCAATCAAGATTATCAACGGCGATAAGAAGATTATTGACTACTGTATGAAACGTGCTAATGATTTCAAATACGAGTTTGAACACGAGCATACATATTCTCGTATGGCCTTACTCAACCGTGCAACTGTTATTGCGGAAATCGGTTGGCCTGAAAAAGAGAAGGGTGAATGGGAAGCTATTGGTGCACAATTTGGTAAGAAGACCAACCCATATGTCTACAAGACTTTATTGAGTCAAGAAGAGGTGGATGAGAAAGATTTCTTTATTACTAAGGAAGTTAAGACTGCTATCTATCTTGATGACCAATACGTAGGTAAGAATGCTCAAATTTACGCTTCTGTAACAGGTCGTGAAATCTCCAGAACCCAACCAAGTAACGTAGCTCAGATGATCCAATCGCGATGGATTAAACCGAACTACTTACTTAAACGTGAGTCTGAGGGGCTTAGCGCTTACGAGTTAGAAGAAGCTAAGAAGCAGAAGATTGCCAATGAACTAGATCTCGATATTTATGAAGTTAAACAAATTATTGATAACGGTTTCCCTGATACCATTGTCGACAAGAACGTATCTGTAACAGGTACTTCTGGTTATAAATGGGAGCTGGCTACTCAATACAAAGGCTTCGAAGATATTGACATGACCTACTATCACAAACTTGTTAAAGACGCTGTTAAAGATGTCTATGCTGTTGGTGATGGTGATATCATTTTCGGCGGAACTAAATTCGCCAACTATGCAAAGGAGTAAAGATGTTTAAGAAAATCAAAGAATGGTTTTCAAAAGACAAAGTAGAAGACGAGCCCAGGCCAATGGGGTTTGTTACTACTGTCAGCGGATTTAAGGATGCTGAGTTATTTGAACCTCGTGTTGAAATCCTTGTAATCCCTGAAGACCAGCAGGAAGTTATGGGTAGTATTACGAACGCTAAAACTAATGTTCGTATTACCCTACTTGATAATAACATCATCTATTACAATCCTCCTCTCTCTTCCAATATCCTAATGACACCGTTTAAAGATCTTGCCGAACTTTCAGATATTCTTGTTAGTATGCGAGAGACTGGTATCCGTGGCGTCTTAGGTTGGAATATGCCGGTTTAGGAGGACTAGGAGATGTTATATTTAATAGACTCAACTGTACAGAGCCCAAATCGAGTTATGTTTAAGGCTGTTGATTTCTTTGAGAGGTACGGTGTTAAATACAAGATACTGTCTACCTATAAGAAAACTCGAATGGGTGGTGGCGAATACACACCTAAATTACCTCGTGACTTGGCTGCGAAGATTGTGCGATATTTCGATTACAACATCAAGGAAATCTGTAAATCACCAAACTCATCATATACTAAATATATGTCTAAATGTTCACCTCAGGCTAAACGGGATTTGAACTCTGGCCGTATTTATGACATGACCTGTTCGCAGTTTATCGATTGGATTGCTGAGAACCCCTGCATGCTAAAGATTACCGTCTTGTATGATGACGAACGGGATATTATCATATCTCATTTCAAAGAAGAGGACTTGCGTATGTTCGTGCCTAAGGAGTATCGGTCGGTTAGACGTAACCAAATCCAATATACCGTCCTTAGCGAACTAGGATTGGCGTCGCCTCTTGAAGAAGACCAACCCGGTGCACAATGGTATAAGAATAAGAAGCCTAAGGGCAAAAAAGTACAGTCCTCTATATAGAAAGAGAGGTAAATTAATATGGAAAAACTATTTTCTAAAATTACGGCTGGAGCTTTTGCTGTCGTTGCGGCAACACTAGCATATGACGTATTTAACGGAAGTGGTCTTCAATCCAAATTGAAAGATCTATTTTCTAAAGCTAAGAAGGCTGAGTAAATTACTCGGCTTTTCTTTTTTGTTTGGTTTATGTCGCAAATTGAAATGACCGATATAAACGAGACTGCTATATATTTAAAGGAGAATTAAAATGAAAAAACAAACTACACTTAAAATCGCTGCTATGGGTATCGCTCTCTTCGGAACTGCTGTTGTTACCGAGTCTGTATTTGCAGATGTAACTAAGGCTGAAGGCTCTACTGAGCTGGTTGCCACTGACCCAGAAGTCACTGTAACTAAGAAAGAAGAAGACTCAATTTGGTCTGATGTTGAAGTTAATATCAAGACCGATATTCCTGATGAAGTCCCAATCAACGAAGGTGATAAAATGACCTTCAATATTCCGGAAGAACTTAACTTGGAAACAAGCTATAACTTCCCAGTCTACAACGAGACCGGAGAAACTGAAGTTGGTACTGCTAATGTGCAAGCTAACGAACGTACTGTAACTACAACGTTCAATAATTATTTCCAAGACCATCCGCTGGACAAATCTATCAGCCTGAACTTCCATACCCAAATCAACCGTGAAATCGTGCAGGAAAATACCAAGCGCAACATTTCCTTTAACGGTACTGTCGTGGAAATCAACGCCGGGTCTAAAGGAACCATCAATCCAAATGAGGAGTTGTATAAATATGGTTATCAAGACCGTGCTGATCAAAATCTTATACATTGGGTTGCTCGCTTGAATTATAAGCGTCAGACTATGGAAGATGTGAACATCGCCGACACTTGGTCTGATGATCAGGATTATGTTGAAGGTAGCCTTATTTACAGCTACGTGAAAGACGTTGATCCATGGGTGTATGACTCACCTGCTACTCAAGCTCAGGCAAATACTAAATTCAACAGCAATGGGTTCACAACCCATATCGACAAGATTGAAAACAAAATCTTGATGGTCGAATACAAGACTCGTTTGCGTACGCCAGTTCAATACAACCCAACTAACTTATTCACCGCTAGCTGGAATGGTGGATTTGTATCCCATAATGCTGAGACTAAGCTGTATGACGGTAATGGTCGTGCTGTTGGTAAATCTCGTCCTAAATGGGATAAACCAAACGATGCGCCTAAATACGAACTTCCGGAATTCGAAGGCGGTGTAGTGCCATTAGACCCACCGGTATATGACAAACCATCTATCGACTTGGCTGATATTCCATTGATGCCTCCCGTGCCTACATTGAACTTACCTGAATGGAAAGGTTCTACAGTACCGTTTGATGCGCCTAAGTATGACAAACCTGAATTCAACGGTGGTATTATTCCAAATGATACACCAATCCTGGACAAACCAGAAATTGACTTAGCGGATATTCCATTGATGCCGCCAGCTCCGGTTCTAGATAAGCCAGAGTTGGTTATTACTGAAGTTCCTGCTCCAAAAGAAGACAAACCAAAGGCTGAAATGGACATCAAAGAAGAACCAGCGCAACCAGCTAAGCAACAACCTCTTGGTCAACCTACTCTCCCTGCTACTGGAAGTAATGAAACTTCATATCTTGCTATTGGTGGTGTTGTGATTGGCGTACTTGCTTTAGGCATGGCTGGAATGAAAAAGAAGAAAGGTGATAAATAATGAAACGTGGAAAGAATAATAAAGCGGTTTTAATTAACCAAAGCATTAAATGTATGGAAGCTTATGCTGACAGAAGACAACCGGCTAATCCTATTGGTATCTTTTGGAGAAATAAAGCTGAGAAATTCAAATCACTCAAACCATCAAAGCTTAAAAAGGAATATTTACAAGCATTTATTCGTGCTGTAGTTGTAAGATTGCCTGAAGAAAATGTTTATCACATGGAGGAATTAGATGAAAGTAAATCCAACTAATATGTTAAAGGCTCATGACGAGCTTCTTGCTATTTTTGAAAAGAAGAATTCTGACTACGGCAACTCTTTTGAAGAGTCTTTGGAAAAACACGGCATCATCGCGGCTATTGTCCGGATGGAAGATAAGATGGGGCGTCTAAATAGCCTCACTAAACCAGGTTCTAAACAAAAGGTGTCTGATGAGTCATTAGTTGACACCCTAAAGGATTTGTCTAACTATGCGCTTATGACAGCGGTTTGGCTTGAGGAGGAAAAATTGGTTAAAGCTAAACCTACTCAGCCTCCTATTAGTGAATGGGCTCAAATTAGCCCAGATGGAGCCAACCTGAAACAAATTATCCTCGACTTAAAAGAAGCTCAACCCGGGGTTATCTTGGAAAATACCCTACTTTTAGACAACTGGGATCTGCCAAAATCTTTAATGTTCACATTAACAACAGATAAAGTTCCTGTTTTCCGTATGTGGTTTAGGGAATATTGTAAAGAACTACCTTACTATAATGCGGTATATCAAGATCTAGGAGAAGGTTATACACAAATCTGTATCTATTCACACACTGAAGGATATAATGCTGAGGACTAGCCTATGTTTGAAAACGGTCTAGATATTGTCCGGGCCTTATCCTCTGTTAGACCGCCTGGTAGGCCTAAGAAACATGTTAGCAATGAAGACATTATCCTATATAAAGAGGCGGGTTGGTCAAATCGTACTATTGCCGTCTCTATGGGTATATCTCGAGCTACAATAAACCGTAGGGTATCAGACCTGGTGAAACAAGGTATAATTAAGCCTGAAGAATACAACTACAACTTCAATAACCCTAGCGCCAAAGCCCAACCTAGACGTACTGATAAGGAACGTTGGGAATACTGGCATGGCCCTGGAGTTTAAAATATTTACATACCTCTAAGTAGAAAGAGAGGTAAACATTATGATGAATTTTGAATACAAAGGAGAAATGATTAATGTGGAGGCTGTATCAATCTTTTATAAGATTGCTATGCTTATGAAATACGAAACTCTGGCTATTCTGAAAGACCAATATAAAGAGTCTTGGACAGAAAAAGCGGAGAGTCTATTCCATCAAGAATACGATCATATGGAAGCATTTGTTGAGCAACCAGATAAATCACAATTCCTGAAAGTCATTTATTATGGTGAAGAATTGAAATCAGAAATTGGAATGACCAATGAGGAAGAACAAGAATTGAATTCGTTTAGTGGTCAAGTATATTCTAAACTCGGAGACGAGAAACAAGATGTACTTGCTGAACTAACAAGTCAATTGCTTGCGATTGCTTAAGAGGATACATTCCTCTTTCTTTTTTTTTACTTTGATATTGTACTAGGAGGTAATGATGGAATTACGTAGTATTATAGATGGGTTATTCCTGCTATATTCTATTGATGATGTTAAGCGAGTAAACTATATCGGTAACTCGGCAGCATTTACTACGTCACGGATTGAGGCGGTTAAGGAGTATCTGTCTCACGTAGAAGGTATTATCTACAAGACAATCAAACTCCCACACAAGGAGAAGTGGGATGTCTACGTATGGAAGGAGGATAAATAATGGAACTATTTGTCAGTGATAAGATGAAGGAAAAACATTACGGGGTGTTTAATTTACTCAAAGAACGACCTACCGTCCTACATGGTATCCTTAAAACAACGTCGGCTATGCTCGGAGGTATACCTAGCCAAGCTACAGAAGAGGACAAATATTATGCATCAGATACTCTCTATAACAATGTTATGCGTATCTTTGGTAAAAGGACAGTATATCTTTTCCCAGCATATCCTACTGTTGAGTCTCTAATTACAAGCGAACACAAAGGTTCAACGCTTATCGGACAACATGTTAAGATTACGCAGGCTGTAATGCAGGTATATAAGGAGACGAATAACCTACGCTGGTATATCTCTGACCATCCGTTGGAAGACAACACGCTGCGTCGGATTACTATTGATAATAAAGGTTCTGGGTATTTCACATACTTTGGCCCTGATGCACCTAACGGTTCGGATTATTATATTGATCAATTTAAGGAGTGGTAAAGATGGAAGAAGATTTATATACCGACTTTCCAAAACTATATTCTACGGACAAAAAGAAAGCCGAGAAGTTATTAAATAGCGTAGTTTCATATTGTAGGACATGTGACTATATCAATGTACGAGATTATGTTGATATGTTTCGACATCATAATCCAGGAGTCGAAGTAGAGAAAGATGGTTCAATCGATTGGTGTGTAGAATACAAAGACTTAAAGGATAATGTTAGAATTAAGAAAGATAAAGAGAAAGGCTGGTATTTGGAAATGCCGGCTGCGTATATGTTTTAAATAAGGAGGTAAATAAAATGACAAAAGATTATAAAGATTTCCTAGATTGGGCAACACCGCAACTAACTTTAAATCAATATCGTACGTTGGTTAAAATAATATATTCTTTTAAGAAGTACAGTGTTATAACTGACCAAGCGTCATCCATATTATGCCGATTTAAAGATGATCAAGTTTATGCATATACTCATTTTCCAAAATTCTTTGATGAAATGGGCAAACTAGCAGGCGAATACCCTAAAGAGTTCTTTGAAGTCTGGTATAACGATAACGTTATCTTTTGGCCATATAAGGAGACTCCAGATTTGGTAGCGGCTCGGAAACGGCTTATGAAGAAATGTGAGAATCATGTGACATATTACAGATTTCTCTATATTTTCCGGGAGAACCAATATGGAGAAATTACATGTTTTAACATCATAAATAAATGTTATGCGGGTAGTCCTTTACATAGATGGGGCCTTGAAACATATATCAATACTCTATGGTTTAAACCAGCTCTTGAAAACAACCATATGGCGCCCAGGGATTATACCATCGAGCACAACACCAAAGCCATTATAAGAGCTGTTTCAGGTGTTACCAATAAAGAGTATAAGCAGTATTTGTTTGAAATTACAAGACCTTCCTATTGTACAACTCAATCTTATAGACAAAACGAACAGGATAAAGCTAAGTATCTCTTCGGTAATTTGAATGATATTACACCTTATAAATTCGACGAAACGATATTATATAGACTATTTGGTTACATCCATAGGTATAAAAAGACGATCGAAGTTTTGGGACAACCATATCATAAGGCGGGACATAACACAATCTTAGAGTATATGGTATATATTATCAAACATCTGTCTGCGGAAGGGAAACTAAAGGAAGTTAAATAGGAGATAATAAAATGAGAAATGACATCATGAACTATGCAACTGGTAAACCTGTAACAACTATCGCAGTTTATTACGATAAGCTGGTTAAGGAGGATAAGCTTAAACATGTAAATAGATTAAATTATCTCTGCGCTTCTTTATATGGAGAGCGCGGAATTGCTTATAAAGTCACAGATAAGACTGCTGTTTGTAAAATATTCCAGGAAATCGCAGACACCATCTCTATTCCATTCCAAGAGGTGTTTGATTTATGGAATAAGGATCGCCTACTCCTTCGTACAAAAAAGAAGAACCCTATATTTGGCGGATTGACTAATGATATTTTTAATCAATACTACGACGGTCAATCTATTTTTCTATATTTTGTCCATGAAGAAACTAAAACACCGCTTCTTGGTAATTTTATATTTATACCAGATTGTAAACTTGGTATACAGAAGCCAACCTGGAGTTCGTTTCTTAATAAAATAGAAAGTGCCCATAAAATACTAGGTATGGATCTTGTTAATCGTCGGTCTAGAGTATATAATACTAAAATGCTAGCAAAAAGTATGTTAGGTATTTCAAATAAAGAATGGAAGGAATTTTATAAAGCGTCACATTCTTTATTATTTGAAGATAATAGAAATTATTTACTTGAGAGAATATCTCTTATCATGAGTGCTATTAATGATTACCAAATTGATAACATGCTGTTTGTTTGTCTACTGGAAAGGAATTACCTAAGTATGACTAAGAATAAGAGTACGGCCGAAATTGCAGGTATCGCAGTTTCATATTTCGCAGAACTAATAAAATCTGGTAAGCTTCGCAAGCATATCAAAATAGAAGGGTAACAGGAGGACAAATAAATGACAAATGTTAATTCAGAAGGTCGTGTATTCAAAGTACCTTATTCACCACGTGACTATGTGCGACGCTTGTGGAAGTCCATTGGTGTGCATATGATGAAGCGGGGTGCGATTGATATCAAAGGCAATCCTATTTGGGATAAGTCTAGTTTAGCTGACCAGGTGACCAGTCATCGCTACCATGAGCGTGCCATCCGTATTAAGATCAATGAAATCCGTGTTAAGCATGGTTTGGAGCCTATCGCGCTGGACTCACTTAAATGGTTCACTGAGGGCTATGTATTAGAAGGATTGGAGGATTATAAGTATGCTAAAATCATCTAAGGCTCTGCAGTTATTATTTCTAATTGGATTATCTACGACCGTAATCGGTATCCCTGCGCTGCTCTTATTCGTGGTGGCGCTTAAGTGGATCTTTCTGATTTACCCAGCGGTATTTCTAGGACTTGTATTATTGGTATCCTATATTGCGGCTATCTGTATGCTGTATGACGATATCTTTGGTAGTGGTAGGGATAGACGGTTTCTTGAAGCTGAGACTATACCGATTGAAGCTACAAGTTTTACTCGGATCGATAAGAATGTTGTGGTTAAGACCAAGAAGGCCTACCTTGCTTATTCCGAGGAGTTTAACCAAGTTCATGATTTATTGAAATGGACTAGCGCTGATCTTCTCATTATATATCAACGTTTTGAGCCTTTAGTAGAAGTGCTTGGTATAGAGCGGTATTTGGATTTGTTTTATCCTAGGACGATTAGTGCGGAGATCGCTATGGTATTTACTGAGTTGATTAATATCCTACCATATAACGCACATGATGAGAAGCCGATCGACCTATATCGTAAGTGGGTAAACAATAAACTCCTTATTGTCCAACTAGATGAAGAGGAGAACATTATCTATAATTATGACATTACGACATTTATCGAACAGAAGAACATGGATGAGGAATGTGAAATCTATTTCATCAACCATGCGGGTAAGTTTGGCAATTGTCTAACTGACACACGTGCTACTATTATTGTTGAGTATAATTTAACGGAGGTAAAACAAAATGGTGACAGATAATTTATTAGAATTCTTAAATGACTTTCAAAAGTTCGCGCTTAAAGTTAAGATCCAACAAATCTTGGATACTATGGTTAAAGATGAGCGGGTGCATGAAGTAATCGATGCAGATACGGTATTTGATTACTACAACAAAATGCATGAAGAGTTTGCTAAGAACCCTCATAATTTCCTCTTCCCAAATCGCGAATGGTTACGGGAGTCTCTTAAACGACTTAATGTTGATGTATCTGAGATCTTTGATGAAGACGGTAATGTTGACCACATAAAGCGGGAAGAAGTTATCATACTATTCATGCTCTTATGGATTCATATGGTTATCCAAAACCCGATTAGGATTGAGGTAATTAAGGATCCGTATGACTTATTCTATATCTGGACAAAGAATAGGGTCTTTATCTCTAGGCCAACGGATGCTCAGTATTTGCAGGATGGGGATCGTCGAGTGCTAGATCGACTCGGTAAAAGCTACGGTTGGTTTACCGGCGTACACCATTTTAGTATTGGACTTAAAGGATCTGTTGAATACCATTATTCATCTCCTGATGATATTACAAATATTAATGGTGCTTATAATAAAGCGTATGGAAGTGTTACGAAACTTCGTAGCAACTTTAAAGGGTTCTCATTCGGTCGCTCTGATAAGAATTCTGTTCGGTATATGATGAATTGGGCACAAGATCGTACTGATAAATTACTTACAGAACTTGCAGACAATTTCCTAGAAGAAAAACATCGTAGTCATAACATCGCCCGTAATACTAAGTTCGTTGTGCGTGAGATGGCAGGAATATCTAATAAAGATTATAAGGCGTTTCTAAAGAAGTTCAAGGAAAAGGAAGTGACGCGTTATGATGAGACGTCCCAATGTTTCGAAGATATCTTGAAGATTAGCAGTCTTGAGTTTGATCATGAGGTTATTCTAGAAGCTGTGGATGTATATAACCGTAACGTTTACCATCTTAATAAAGCCTTACTCAAATTAAAGGAGAAATTAAATGAAGGACGATAAAAAACAGAATACCCGTTTTGTTGTATGCCACATTACAGGTATGTCTGAGGACGAATACGATAAGCTGGGTTTAAGCAACCACGCCTCTATTCAAGAAGAGGAGGTAATTAAATCATATCAATATAAATTACTCGACTCTATAGTTGAATTAGCCCTTATTGATGTCGATGTTGTTATTCTGGAATACGTTCATAGAAATCTTAAAAACTGGCGTCCGGAACGTTCTAAGATTTGGGTTATAGATTTCGTAGAGGCTTTTAAGGAACTAAAGGAGAAATTAAATGAAGAAAAAGAAGTATGATAAAACTATTTTCTATGTATCAATGTTTATCCTACTAGCCGCGGTGAGCTTATTCACATTTATTACTTACCTCTTTATCTCTTGGTTAATGAGTTTGGTACCGCAAGTTGGTATCCTTGGTTTCTTGATGTCTAACCTCGTCTTAGGCATCGGTGCCTTTATGATGTATAGCGTATATCTATCAGCCAAAGAAGTATATGAAAAGCAGGTGAAATAATATGTGTGAAAAGAAAATTGAAGGTAAATGTATATGGATATCTCGCGATGGTCATAACTTTAAACATTTAGGTCGGACATCTGTTAAGTTTGATTGCGATAGAGACGTTATTAAAGATAAACCGCCTACCTCTTGGAGAAAGATGTTAGAAAAGGAGGGTTTGATAAGATGAAAAAGAATGCCGAAAACATGTTTTGTTCACAATCTTGCTAGTTGGTTATTTATCACAGCGTTGTTGACACTTGCAGCAATAACCACTTACGGTGTAGTTTATGCTATAATTGTTCAAAGTAAACTACCTGGTTTCTTCAATTATATTGGAGCCGGTGCGGTTATTATAGGTTATGTCTCGCTCGTGATCCTAGCCTTTATAAATTTTGTTATAGATGCGTAACGTTTCCTATAATATTAGTATAATAAATATGTAACTTATTACAAAGCTCTTAATAGAAGGAGAGAGATGGAGAGTTTTTGTTTTCCATCAATATTATAGTATATTTTCTACTATTATATACACCTCTCCTTGACGTTTAACACACTATTTGCTAGAAAAGGAGAAATAAAATGGCAAATCAATCACAAATCACACTAGAAAACGTTCGCGTTATCTACCCTAACTTCGCTGGCCGTGAGTCTGAGTACAATACTAAAGGTTCACGTGAGTTTGGTATTGCCTTGGATCCTGCACTTGCCGAGGAATTAGCTGCTCAAGGACTTAATGTTAAGTTCCCATCAGAAGACAAACCAAATCGTCCTGCTTATTTACCTGCTACTCTGTCTAATGGCCCTGAAATTCAACCATGGATTAAGCTGGTTCTGGTAAACCAAGGTAAAGGAACTATCCTTAATAACGCAGATACTAACCAACTTGCCATGCTTGACGAGGTTACAGCTGGCGCTCTTGCTAACGTAATCATCAATCCTTACAACTGGTCTGCTGCTGGTCGTACTGGCATCAAGGCTTATGTGAATAAACTCTACGTCTATATTGACGATATTGACCCAGCTCTGGCTCCAGCTAAGGATAAGTTCGAGCAGGATATCGAATTCATTTAATCATGATACCCCATAAACTGGGTAGTATCAAACTAAAACCCAAGCAATTTGAAGCGTGTGGGAAATTAAAGAACGGCTCTATATTAATGGGAGGTGTTGGCTCAGGTAAGACATTTACGTCTATATTCTGGGCCGCCTCCCAATACGGAGCTTCTTTTTTTACGAAAGACAAGCCTCTTATTGTTATAACCACTGCCATGAAGCGAGACCTTATAGAGTTAGGTAAGGATAAACCAGATTGGCAAAGCTCTCTGGAAGCCTGCGGTATTACTAATTATATAGTAGACTCTTGGCAGAATATTGAGAAATATCAGCATATCACTGACTCAGTATTCATATTCGACGAACAGAGGGTTGTTGGTTATGGTAAATGGGGTAAGGCCTTCATCCGCACATGTTGGAAGAACAACAAATGGATATTGTTATCTGCCACACCAGGCGATGTCTGGATGGATTATATGACTATATTCATAGCTAATAAGTTCTATCGTAATAAAACGGATTTCACATCTCGTCATGTCGTATGGGATCCTTATGTTAAATTCCCTAAGGTTAAGAAGTATATTGGTACCGCGGTTCTCGAGAAATACCGCAACCAAATTGTTGTACCTATGGAAGATGATAGGGATACTAGTCGTCATAGGGAATACCTATATGCTGAATACGATGCTGTCATGTTGAAAGACTTGGCTGATACTCGTTGGAACCCGTTTACTGATGAACCTATTTTAAACATTGCCGAGTATACTCAGTTAGTTCGGCGCATCGTCAACACTTCCCCAGACAGAATTAGATTGGCTGAGAAGTATATTACTGAGCATGATAAAACTATTGTATTCTATAACTTCAACTATGAGTTAGAGATACTTAGGGATATCTGCGAACGTAATAATCTACTATATAAAGAATGGAACGGTAATAAACATGAGCATATTCCTCAAGAAGACTCTTGGGTATATCTTGTACAATACACAGCAGGAGCCGAGGGATGGAATTGTATTACTACTGACAATATTCTATTCTACTCTGTTAATTACTCTTATCGTAAAATGGAACAAGCGGAAGGACGAATAGACCGTTCTAATACGCTGTTTAAAGACTTGTATTACATATATCTCACGTCACTAGCCAAAGTTGACAAGGATATCCTCAAGGCTGTTAAAGATAAGAAACGATTTACAGAAGCTGCATGGGCGAAGAAACAGGGGTTTGTACCCTATGACGATTACATGGAGAAATTAGAAAAGGATTGGTTATATGGCATCGAAACTTGAGTCTACATATCAAGCAAGTCTTCTTAAGAGGCTCCGTAAGGCCTATAGAGGGCGTATATTAGCGACTAAGACAGACCCTGGTATGGTACAAGGGATACCTGATTTAATCGTGCTATGCGGCTCTAGATACGCTCTACTGGAGGTTAAGAGGTCTGCTGATGCCAGTAAACGTCCTAATCAAGCTCATTATATTGAAAAGTTTGGTCGAGAATCATTTGCATCGTTCATTTATCCTGAGAATGAACACGATGTTATTTATGAGATGTGTGATTATTTCGGCTTGGACTTCAATTTATTCTTAAAAGAATCCTAAAGGAGTCATAATGGATTGGATACAGCACTGGAACTTGCAGGGGAAGCATGCATTCTTATCCCCGTCAGGTTACTCTTGGCTTGGTTATGATGCTGAAAAGATGGCTAAATCCTATGAGAACAAACAAAATGTTGCTCGTGGGACAGCCTTGCATGAGATGGCATCGCAATTAATCAAGTCTAAAACGGAATTAGCGCCTAAAAAGAAGGCGTTAAACCTATTTGTCAACGATTGTATTAGGGATGGTATGTCATCTGAGGTACTATTATACTACTCAGATCATTGTTTTGGTACTGCTGATGGTATTAAATGGGACTCAGACCAGCTTGAATTGCGTATTTATGACCTTAAAACAGGTGTATCTAAGCCATCATTCAAGCAATTAGACATCTATGCCGCTCTATTTTGCTTAGAATACGGGGTAAATCCTAAGAAAATTACCATAATTCAGCGCCTTTATCAAGGAAATGGTTACCAAGAACAGGTAACTATCAAGGATAAAGCTCGAATTGAGGGTGAAAATCCTGGTAATATTGCTTGGATTATGTCCCATATTAAACAAATGAGTAAAATATTAGAGGAAAAAGAGGCCGAAATCAAACCATTTAAGTTCTGGTAGAGCTTGAATTGGTCTGATATTATAGGAAAAATTACCTATTTTTGGTCGATTTTCATTCTACATTTGTCGTTTTCGGCTAATTTGCCCCTGACAAAAAGTGGCTCAAAACCCCGGATTTTCCCCAAATTTCCCCAAATCGAACTTGGGGATTTGCCAAAAAAGTTGGGGAAAAGTGCTGTTTTTGGGCCATTTCCCCAAATCAGGGGGTATTTTGAGCCACGTTTTGAGCCACTTTTTTAGGCCTATTTTTGCTATAATGTTATAGTATTTTGGACTAGTTTTTGGCGTGATTTTTAGATGTTTTCAGACGTTGAAAAAGTGGCTCAAAACGTGGCTCAAAACTCTGGTAAAGTTGGGGAAATTGGTGTTTTCCCATGGTTTTCCCCAGAAAAATTGTCGAATCCCCAGATTGAACTTGGGGAAAATGGGTGAGAGCTGTCAGGGGCAAATTGAGCAAAAAGGGGCTAATTTGGCCTGTTTTTGGGGTATTTTTGCTATAATTTTATAGTTTTCCCCAAAATCCCACGGTTTTTTTGGAAAAGTTTTAAATATATTAATTAGATTTTATATGACTTTTATAGAGTTTATAGGGTTGTATGGTATTATGTTGTTTTATTATATATATTTATATTATTTTTAATAGTCTCGCGCGTACGGGAACTATAATCTTAAAAGTATAAAAAATGGTATAATAAATAAGCATTTTTAATCAATATATATAAAAAGTTTCTGAAAAAACCGTGGGATTTTGGGGATTTTGGGAAAAAGTGGCACAAAAGTCTAATATTATAGGAAAATTGGGTTTTTGTGTTGTTTTGGTTATTTTTGTTAGTTTTTAGTAAAATTACATATTTATTTTAGTATTCTGAATGATTTGATGTTTCGGAGTGCTATTTGATATATAAGCTTCAAACCGCTTAGGTCTGGGTGAGTGTGAGTAAAGTTTTTACTTGTTTGGGTAAGCGTCATAACATAGGCATTGTTAAACCTCCTTACAAATGTTTCCTTTCTGAATTATTTACTCATAATAAAAAGTTGCAGTTTCTGTCATTTCCTGCAACATCACCTCAAAAGTGTTTTTCAAACTCGACTAGGTTTTCTTATTTTCCCTAGTTGGATAATCTCCTATTTTTAATTTTGGTTAGACATGTGGTACTAGCAGCAAGCTACATGTTCGTGATAAAAGTGTGTTTCATAAACATGACGTAAATGGGTGGTGAGATATGATGTTCCGATGATTTTCACTACAGCCAATTTACCCAATCAAGTGTTGGTGAAGTTTGTACTTTCTCGCATATACCAGACCTAGGTGGTTTCAAGCTTATATATCATTTCGGTATGTATTTTTTATAGTTTTTATGGGTTTTTCTCAGTTTTGGGAAGTTAGAGGCGCTACAATAGCCCTCAGAGGCCCATATTCGCCCTGTATCGCGTTTTATGTTATTGTCCGGTAAATAGTTCATCTTTGGGCTAAAATGCCGTGACGGGCCTTATATGGCCTTATATAACGTGCTAGTGATTTGGGTATTTTTAAGATTTTTGAGGAGGATTGCGCATTGGATTTCGGAAATGTCTTCGGAAATGAAGAGGAAATCATGAATGATTTAAGCCAACTTTCGGATGTCGGACGAGAAATTATCCTCAAACATTATGGGGTAAAACGTAAGTCTGGACGTTATCCTTGGGATCCATCTTTGCATTTGCCGAAGAATTATAAGTTCATTGAAGACCGTGATGAGATGAAAAAACGCGGTTTATCGGACAATGAAATTGCAAAACAAATGGGTCTTTCCACAACAGTTTATCGTTCAAAAGTAACAATTGCCAAGGAAGAATTGAAGCAATACAATATGCAACGGATTTCAAAATTGCAGTCCGAAGGTATGATTATTGACGATATTGCCAAGACAATTGGAACTACTGGGCAGACTGTTCGCAACTATTTGGATGAAATTAAGAACCCAAATAAGTCAGCTAGAGCACAAAGAGTGCAGACTGAAGCGGTCGCACAAACGCTCGAAGACGCTGTAAAACGGTCAAAATACATTGATGTTGGTAAGGGTGTAGAGATTCAGATGGGTATTTCTAAGGAAAAACTCAAGGCTGGTCTTAATGCTTTGGTGGAATCTGGTGAATATGAGATACATAATCTACGTATTGCTCAGGTTACAGACAAAAATAACTCAACACCAGTCAAGGTTTTGACGAAAAAAGGGGTCGAACGACGCGAAATCTATCAAAACATGGATAAAGTTCGTCCTGTTGAAGAGTTTGCCGTTAATGGCGACGCCCGTATGTTCCAACAAATGGAGCGCCCTAAGTCGATTGGATGGGATAGAGTTCATATTCGTTATGCTATTCCTGAAGGGCAAAAGGGTCATGGCACCAATGATGACGGCGCTATGATGGATGGAGCTATGTTCTTACGTCCTGGCGTTAAAGATTTAAATCTTGGTAAAGCATCATATGCTCAGGTTCGTATTGCTGTAGGTGATACGCATTATCTTAAGGGTATGGCTTTATATGGTACTGAGGAAATGTTCAAGAATGTTCCCAAAGGTACAGATATTATCTTTAATACCAATAAGACGGCCAATAAGACGCCTCAGGAAGTCCTTAAAGAGCTTAAGAAGAACCCTGAAGGTGGCGCCCCTATCGATGGGCCAAACCCGTTTGGAGCCACTGTGAAGCGCCAGAACACGCTTGTAGATAGCAAAGGTAATCCTGTTTATAAACCTGGAGTTAAAGACCGGTTTGGTAATAAGGTTCCGCAAATTGGTTCTGTTAATATCGTAAATGAGGAAGGTGATTGGGGTAACTGGTCTAAAGCTTTATCTTCTCAATTCCTTTCCAAACAACCTACAACTGTTGTACATGAACGATTAAAAGCAACTATGAAGCAGGTACAAGACGAGTATGAAAGTATTCAGAAAGTAAATAACCCTGTAATTAAGAAACAGTTGATGGAGTCATTTGTGTCTGACCTTGAGTCTAAGCAGGTTCATATGAAAGCCGCAGCACCTAAAGGTTTCCAAGGACATGTTATCTTACCTGTACCTGATATGAAGGAGAATGAGGTATACGCTCCTAATTATAAGAATGGTGAGAAGGTTGTCCTTATTCGATATCCTCATGGTGGACGGTTTGAAATCCCTGAGCTTACTGTAAATAACAACAGTGTAGCTCGTAAGATGATTTCCAAAGACAGTCCGGATGCTATCGGTATTCATCCGAAGGTTGCTTCTAAAATGTCTGGGGCCGACTTCGATGGTGATACTGCATATGTTATCCCTAATAATAAAGGGAAGTTTAAAACTAGGGATAGTCTTAAAGAGCTTAAGAACTTCGACCCTAATATGTATGCTGATAAGCCTGGTACATTTAAACCTATTGATAAGAAGTTCCAACAAACATTGATGGGTACTGTATCAAACCTTATTACTGATATGACATTACAAGGCGCACCTTCTAGTGAGATTGCGCGTGCTGTAAAACATTCAATGGTTGTTATTGATGCTGAGAAACATAAGCTTAATTATAAGCGCTCTGCTGAAGAGAATGGTATCGACGCATTAATGAAACGGTATATGACTCATATCGATAGGGTTAAGTATGGTGAGCTAGAAAGATATAATCCTAAGACTCGTCGTGTTGATAAAGTAATTGACCCTGCTAAGTTGAAAAAAGATTTAACGCCTGGTAAGGAATATGAATCGGCGGCCACCATTATATCGCGCCATAAGCAATCGGTTATTACTGACGGGTATCAAGTACAAATACCCGACCCTAAATCTAAGTCGGGTGGTACTAAAACAGTATGGCGTAATAAGAAAGAAACTTATGTTGTCAACATGGTTAAGGATGCCAACATCTTCCTTGGGCCTAACGCAACTAAGACGGAGCATCATTATGCGGACTATATAAATGAACTCAAGGCGTTCAAGAATAAGGTCGACGCAGAAATGACTGGTATTAAGATGCCGGCCCGTGATCCTAAAGCGGCTAAGATTTATTCAGAGGAAGTCCTGTCTATGAAAGACAAGGTAAACAAAGTAAAGATTAACCGTATTAAAGAACGGCAAGCTCAGCGTATGGCTGAGGTATCTAGTAAGGCAGAGATTGCTCGTAGATCAGAGGATGAAGTTCTGAAGAAGGATGAGATCTCTCGTATCAAACAACAAGCTTTGAACAAAGCAAGGTCTATGGTGGGTGCAGAAAGAACGCCCGTCACTATAACAGACGATGAGTGGGATGCAGTACAATCTAATGCTGTATCAGGTACTCTACTAAAAGAACTGGTATCATTTATGGATGATAGCCAGCTCAAGTCCCTTGCTACACCAAGAGCTAACAAACAGATGACTGATGCTCGTAAGAGTAAAGCTAAGGCTCTGCTTGCTAATGGTTATACTATAGCACAAGTAGCAGAAGCTTTAGGTGTAAGTAGTTCTACTATTGGTAAGATCAAAGCTGAATAGAAGTTAGTGGGCTACCACTATCTAAGTATGATACATCATGTTGTTACTATCATTGTAGTACAACATAGAAAGGAGAGAAACCTATGTTAACGACAGAGGACAACCCATTCAATCCTTGGACTCAGTATGAGCTTTGGCGACGTTGGGACATCGATCATGGTTACAACCTTGAGTCTTACATCGCATCACTCATGCCAATGCTGAATGATAGTTCAATTGAAGATTACGAACATGCCTGGTCGGTAGCGGTGTCTTCGATGCTTGAAGAGAACATCTTCGGAAATCTAAAGTTGATACCAAAACCTGACGATTACGAAGAAGATCTTGAGTTTCTTACAGAAGATGAAGATGAAATAAAACTTTAGACCCCCGGGGGGTGCCTATTACGGGCCTCCCTCTTTAGCATCGGGGCTGGTATCAAAAATTCCCCCGTTGCGAATTTTTTCAAAATGGTTTTGGATTCCAACAGGCTGATTCTAGGATTGAGTATAAAAGTACGGTTGACTTTGGCTCCTTTCACAATCATGCTTGGAAGACTTGTTAGACAGGACTGATGAGTGTTCCAAAAACTCGCCTAAAGTCGGTCTATTGGAGTCCAAAACTTATGAAAAAGGGTTCTAATGATAAAGAAAGAGAGGAGATCTATCGTGGCAGTAGCAAAAACTACCTATAAAGTTGTAGCGCCTGCCGGGGTATTCATTCGTTCAACCCCTGATCAGGCAGAGGACAATGTCGTACGATTGGCTAAGCGTGACGAACGTATAGTTGTCGTGAACGTTGGCGACGAATGGCTTCAAACTGATGAAGGTTATGTTATGAACCAACCTTATATCGTTGAACCCGACACGGTCACACCACGGAAGAAAGGAGAGGCTGAATAACTATGACGAATGAAGTAGCTGAATTCGATAACCAGAGAGCCTACAGACCTGCACGTTCGCCTGAACAGCGTGAATTGCAAATGATGGAACTCGCTATGGGTCTATCGGAAAAGCGTCTTCAGGAAGGAACGGCATCGGCCTCTGAGATTGTCTACTGGCTAAACCAAGCAAGTCCTAAAGCACGTCTTGAACGCAAGCAGTTGGAATTACAAGCGGAATTACTGCAAGCACGTATCGATTTGATTCGTAGTGACCAGGAATCCGAACTTGACTTCAAACAAGCATACAAGGCATTCCAAGGATATTCTGGTAAGCCGGCAGAAGTCATTGACGGTGAATTCTATGAGCAATAGACTCACCTATACAGAAATGTCCAAACTTGAGTCCTATACTGAGCGGTTAAATTATCTAAGACTTCGTGGTATACATCATGAGGCTCCGAGAGAAATATCTAATCGGTTCTACAAATCTCACGCATGGCAACAATGTCGTGCAGCGATTATACGTAGAGACTTAGCTCAAGACCTTGGTGTTCGGAAGTTATTTGTGGACGGGCCAATCACGGTTCACCATATGAATCCGCTAACTAAGGAGGACATAGAAAACTTGACCGAGAATTGCTTCGATCCTGACGGACTGATCACGGTCTCTGACAGCACCCATAAACGTATCCACTACGATCAAAAGGAGTATCAAACGTGGGTAGAACGTAAACCGGGTGACACAAAATTGTGGTAAGGATGAAGTTTATGACTACTATCTATGAAGACGTACTCAACTTCGTCGGGGTGTTACATGATTCCGAACCGAATTCCAATCATGTAGTTAAGACTCAGCTAGGTGTGGCGATTGACGCAGCACTTGGTGTCCTTGTTCAAAATGGGGTTGGTCATAACGTTAGTGTTATCGCCGAACCTAATCTAACTTGGGCTGAGTTCTTCTATGGTTATATGGATTTGGCTGAAGGGATTAAGGAACGCCTTAGAAACAATACCTTTGCTAAGAACTATGTTTGTATCTCGGCTCTCATTTCTTATGACCCACCTCAAGCATCTGTTCTTACCGCATTAAAAGAGGCTCGGGATGAGAATCTCACTCGCGCTAGATGGGAGGTAGAACTTGTCAAACTTGACATCTGACGAACTCCACCATGCCGGGCGTAAAGGTATGAAGTGGGGTATGAATATTTTCGGGCGACG